AGGCTGATACACTTACGTTTGAGAAAGGCTTCTCTCCAATTGAGTTTCTGAAGCCAGATGAATTGCAAGATGTGATTGAGCGGATTGAGAATAAGGTTTCCAACCCTTACGTATAAAGGTTTTACTAGGATATTGTGACTTAGGTTATGTAGCGTGGCCACATAAATGTGTCCCAATTTGTGACCCAAAATGTATATGTTTATTAATAAAAATTACGACTTAATGTTACTCAATAGTTTCCATATAACTGTTTTCATAGGACGCTCATTTGTAGCGTTCTTTTCTTTTAATTATATTTATGTGTCCATTGTTGGGTCACTTAAAATATACGGGTACTGAAACGTCCTATTTTCCTCCCTTTTATATCGCTGACCATCCACTTGTCCGACCACTTCCTTCTATTATATATTCCTTCTGTCCTCCACCTTCATATTTACTGACTGTACTCTTGATAATCTACGTTAACTCTCGTCCACTTCCCCTAACTCCCATTCGTAACCCCTCCTCCGTTTTATCAGTAAGTTATCTCTTTATTTCAGCTTAAACTTAATGTCTGCATTACTCCGTCCCTCTTCCACTTACTTATCGTTTACTCTTCGCTTAGTTAATAGTAGTTACTTCCGCCCTCCACCTCTCGTAGCCAGTGGTGTTTACTTCGTTGGTCTTTCGTTTCTTTTCGTTTTTTGTCCTTGACCTTAAGGTTTTACGGTTTCTATCATGCCGAAGCGAAGTTAGGAAAACGGCTGGCAGGCGGACTTGTCCCCTACGTCGCTACGTTAAAAAATAAACGAAGCGCGTAAGAGAGACAAGCGTCTTATACGTTTCGTTTCACGGTTCTTGCCATGCCTTGCTTCGTCAGTGTTCCGTATGTATAGACCCTATTCACTTGGCGACTTTCATCGCGCACGCCCTTCGCCGAAGGCTTGTCCACTACACAAAGCCACCCCTGTGCGACAAGCTGAACGTGTTCCCGAGCACCTTAATGCTCATGGCTACCACCCGAGCCGTTATAGGTCGCTCTCACCCTCCCGCAACGTACGAATAGGAATACGTTACGGGTTGCCTACTTTGTAGAAGCGTACTCTGCACTTCCCGCACGAACGTAGGCGATCCAATTTCAGTTTTTAGCGTGGTTTACCGGCAACTCCACGTTCGGAAATTACCTCCGTATCTCCTAAAAAAGACAATAGGAAACTAAGCCTCGTGTATTCCGCTTTTAAAAACGAATGGTTACATGAGTCCGTTCGGAGAATTTCCGTTATTTAGTTGTCCTTTAAACTACGTGAATTCACGTATTATAGTACATAAGCAATAAACATATCGATGGTATATAATGCCCCACCTACGCCAAACACTCCGTAATACCAAACACGATCGGGTAACGTTTCAAGCCCGAAGTAACCGTTTAGTTTTGCGAACATAGTACGTTACCTCCTCTATCCTCATTGTGTAATAACTGGAACATGCTGATAGTCGTTTTGCTTATCGTTTGTTTCTTAATCGATGGGCCAACTTTGAGTATGACGTGTGTGAATACGTAATAGTTAACTTCTGTTTCGATATAAACGATTGTATGTAGGTATCCTCCAACGTTTAGGTTACGCACCTTAAACATTAGTACCTCGGTTTCTATTTCGAGTGAATCTACGCTGTTAGTAACCTCATGTCGTAATTCTTCGGGTAGTTCTTCGAATGTTATGAATTGAATAGCGTTTAGTAACGATTTAAACTCATTCATTTCGCTTATCCCCTTTCACATTACGTATGTGTAATTCGTTATTTATGATTTCATCTTACACTTGTGTAATTCGCAAGTCAATAGTTATTGACGAAATAATTACGAAACTGTAAGATGTAACTAAGGATAATTAGGACGGAGGTACTACTATGAAGGTGACGCCACGTTTATCGGAGATTTTAGCGGAACGTAACTTGCGACAAAAGGATTTAGCGGAGATGGCCGGTACGACAGAAGCTACTATTAGTCGATTTAGTCGTCAGTCTCGATATGAAATCGAGACTCTGATCCGTATCAGTAATGCGTTAGAATTGAAAATCGAAGATTTATTCGTTGTGGAGGACGCTAAATAAGGCGTTCTTTTTTATTGGAGAAATTTACCGTAATATTTGATATACTTGTAACAGAATATACACACGGGAGTGAACTAAATGGGGAATCGATGGTTAAATAAATTCGGATTAGTTATTATCGGGGTGTCACTCGCACTTGCTACAGGATGTACTCCACAAGATAAAGAAACGGCTGCACAAGAACAGGCGCAAAAAGAAGAACAGAAAGCACAAAAGCAAGCTGAAAAAGACGCGGAGAAACAACGTAAGCAACAAGAGAAGGATGAAAAGGACGCTCAAAAGCGAGCTGAAAAAGAACGAAAAGCACAAGAGAAGGCTAAAAAAGATGAGGAAAACAAAGAAGTTAAGTTTAAAGAAAATATCGAGAAAGTCGTTAAGAAGACTATCGGAAAAAGTGATGTTGAATCCGTTGAAATAAATACAAACTTCGACCTGCCAGAGCCAAACAATAAAGTCGTATTACTTAATTTAACAAATGCAACTGATAAAATTCTTGTGTGGAATGATACAACTAATATATTAAAAGAACTGGATAAAGAAAAAGAAATTCAGAAAATCATCTTTGTCTGGAAAGCCGAACTTACAGATACATACGGAAACAAAAAAACTGAACCTGTTGTGAAAATGAATATTGGTCGTGAAACAATAGATAAAATTAATTTTGATAACTTCCTGTATAAAAACCTACCTACCGTTGTTAGTGATTATTGGCAACATCCTGCTTTAGCAAAATAAACGAAAAAGACCGCCCTTCACAGGCGGTTTTATTTTCGTATTTATTAACGCACATATTACTTCACGTTTACATAAGTCGGACTAGCCGTAATGTAGTACGCATTACCTTTCGAATTATGCACTTTGTATTGAGGCGAACCGTTTACGTCGACTTTAGCGTCGGTAGTAAAGCCTAGTCCTGCGTCAACTGTACCCGCTAGGTACGCCTTGTCCCACGTAGCTTTCGTATAGAAGTTTAGGTCGTTTACTTTCGATACTGCACGTTTACCTACTACGCTTTTATCAACGCTTGTACTACCCTTATCGTAACGAATATAAGACGAATCGTTTTTCACCCACTGTTCTCCGCCGAGGTTTAACCAGCCATCTTTTTCAGCGAACACTTTATACGCTTCACCTTTTTGTAACTTACGAACCACACCGTAATTAGCACCAGGACCTTTTCGTAAGTTAACGTTAGTGCCATCGATGTAGGCAACACCGTTAGATGGCGTTACAGAAACGTTAGGTTTTTCGGCCTCAGGCTTAATCGGTTTTTCCGGCACTACGACGGATACTTCACCGTTATCATACGCTCGTTTTACATCCGCACGGAATTGAGCGATAGATACACCGTGAGAAGCTAAGTATGCACGAGGGTCTTCGTGATCAGTACCGCCTAGTTTACGCGTTACATCTTCATGAGTCCAAAGACCTTGTTCGACCGATAGACCGTTATCCTTTAGAATCTTCGCTAGTAATTTAACGTAACGTTCGTACGAAGATTTAAACTTTGCTGGATTGCTAGTTTCGGATAATTCAACGTGGACGAATCGTTTGTTAGCTGCCGGGCCCGCACCGTAAGCGATGTATTTCGTATCGGCGATTTGAATTGTTTCGTTCCAGTCCGTTGCGAAGTGTACAAAAGCATTGTGCCAAGTACGAGCTTCATAGTTTCGGATATTAATAGCGGGCGCTTCCGGCGTAGCTGTCGAATGGGCTACGACTCCTTCGTATTGACCGACTCCATATCGATATGATTGTTTGGGTAAATCCGGGATGAGCATTCGGTTAATCGATTCAGCGAACGCACCGCCCATGAACGAAAAAAAGACTACCATTACGGTAGCCATTGATACAAATAATTTAGTTACGTTTTTCACTTTACGTCCTCCTTCGCATTTAAAATCTGTTTGATTTCCGTTACATCTTTCGATAACGAACCAAAGGCTGAAGCTTGCGTTTCGATTACCTCCTGGTTCTTCTCGATGACTGCTTGGAGTTTACCCTCGCGCTCCTTACTCTCCTTACGTGAATCGAAAAATAGCCAAACAAAAAGGACTGCTAAGAGTCCTTGTGATAACGCTAATTTAAAGATTTCTTCCGGCATAAACATCGTCATCCTCCTTTCGCAAAATAAAAAACGGAGCATTTGCTCCTCTATTTTTTAATACAACTGACATCTATTCCGAAAATCTCAGCGATATCATTTTCGCTACGATCCGCGAGATAAGATTCAGTCGTTGATATGTCGCTATGATTAGCAAGTGATTTTAATTTTTCTAATGGGATTCCTTCAGTACTTAAGTTATTTAATCGACTATGACGAAAACAATGGGGGTTAATCGGTATGTGACGCCCTTCCTTTTCGCTTAATATTCGAGAAAAATATTCACACCAATAATTAAACGTACTTTTATTTACTAACTTCTTTTTACCATTTTGGTAAACTTTAACGAATAGGCTCGGAATATCATCATCACCTCGTTCTTTTAGGTACTGAAGAATACATCCCTGTGTCACACTGTTATAATACAAACGGAATTTCTTACTCCGCTTTCCAACTACGATGTTCGTGTAATACCTTTCACCCAAACCTTCTTTTAACGTTTGGTAGACTTCGTTTTTCCTAGCAGCACTATAATATGAAAGTGACAGATAAACACGCATTAGATGCTCGCCTTTTTCAAGTAGCTTATCGAGTAACCATTCGATTTGCTCTTCCGTTAAGAACGTAATCTCACGTACAGGATTCTTCGGAAGTCCTTTTACACGAGTACCAATATTGTAGTCGTAATCATAATCATCATCGTCTGCACAGAATTCTAACGCTGATCTAAAAGCACTCATAAGTCCGTTTACCCGTGCATTACTAACGTCTGTCCCACGAAAAATGATCGTCAGATTTCGAATATCCTTTCGTGTCATGTCAATAAATCGTTTATTATCGAAATGAAGATAGACTATATACGCAATAATACGAAGGTCCGTTTCGTACTGTTTTAGGGTACTAGCTGCCTTGCCTTGCGCATGTTTTTCAATAAGAAAGTCCTTAATTAGACTTTTGTTATACGCACTAACTTCTGTTTCATAGATTTTCCGGTTAACAATTCTTCTCACGTTTTTACTCTCCTTTTTGATTACATTTCGAAAAATAAAAAAGAGAGAAGTATTTAACATCTCTCTACTAAACTAAAGCCGTATTTTGTTAAGAAGTAGGTTGAGGTCCAATTTTCGTCCAAGGTCCCCAGCTATTACTCGATCTTATCCATTTACGCATGTACAATACATTTGTATTATGCGGAGTATATGTGGCGTACGAAAAATCATCATTACTTGAACGGATGACTTCCATCATTCCTCCTACTCTAAGAAATACATCTTTTTCACTCCAAATCGTGTACATCATCCTTGAATCGATAGGATATGAAGAAATGGGGTCATCCATGTTTTTTTCAGAACTAGTCCTAACTGTATCGCCATTTATTAATCCCCAAGTCCCCCATTGCGAAGAAGCTGAAATCCACTTACGCATATATAATTTATTTTGGCTGTATGGGGTATACGTTTGATAACAAAAATCAGGAGCTATTTTCCCTTCTGCCGTTTGAGGTATATATGTGACTAAATCTCCACCTAATCCGGTAAGAGTATCTTTACCACCACCGATAGGAGTTAGAGTAGTTCCGATTCCGAATGATGTAGCTGGAACGTCCATCGGTCTTCCTGAATCATAAGGTTGAACAGAAGCAAATGGTGAGATAGTTTGCCAAGCCCCCCAATCCTCATTCAATCGTATCCATTTACGCATGTAAATTTCATTTTTATTGTATGGAGTATAGGTTTGGTAACAAAAATCTAAAGCTGGGTTATCACCTGTATTATCACTAGGAACACAAGTAGTAAGAATTCCACCCATCTTTGTGACAGTATCCTTACTACTTGTAATCGGAGTTGTTGTTACACCGATTTTAAAATTCGACACTGGACGTAACATATCCGTTTGTGAATTATACGCTTCACAGTATGCATATAACCCCTTAGTTTTACCGTCATTTGATACCATAAGTGTCTCAATAGAATTTGTGTACTCGCCGACAGACATTGCATTCCCTTTATAATTTATAGCTTCACTAAATGTTAGAATGGGCGCATTTTGACTCTTTATATAACTTATCACTTTGTTCATATAAGAAGTATCGACTTTATTTTCCTGTGAATGTGTGTAGAAAACCATCCATCCTCTATTGCGAATGCATTCGTCGATTTTTGGTTTTAACACTGTCGTAAAATCTTGCGACATGTCTAATGCATATCTATTCATGTACATATTATCGACAGGTGTATTGTTATAGCCTCCAAATGAATTCATGGCATATTTAAAAAACTTTCTAGCTACTGCCTTAAAACGATTCGCTTCTGTACCAAAGTTCCCCCACGGAAAAATAAGTGTTTCATAACCTTTTAACCCATTTTCCTTCATATAAAGTTGACTGTCCCCGAGCTCTCTTTCGATTGCCTCATCAGGAACAATATTTATATTTGTTTTAAACATGTCTGGACTATGCGTTTTCGAGTGACAAACAATATCGTAACCTTCATCTTGTAAAGTCTTTAATTGTTCAAGGTTCATATAATTTGATGTACCTATAAAATCTGTAATCACACCAATCGTTGCTTTAACATCATTAGCTTCGTATATTGGTTTCATTTTTGACAAAAATAACAACTGTCCATCATCATCAACAAGTGTAAAAACCGCACCATCGTATTTATAAGGTGCGGTCATTTGTTTTGTTTGTATATCAACATTTTCTTTTAAAGTTTTCACTTTAACTGCATCAGAATCAGCACGAGCCTTAAGTGTAGGATGTTTAATATTATCTGCATCTATCCTAGCCTGCGCTGCTTCTACACTTGAATCTCCGGATATAGTAACCTCATTTAACTGATCTTGAACACTTTTAGAAATGTTATTAGCTTCTATAGATTTCTCTTTCGCAAGTTTGGAATCTTCCTGCGCTTGTTTACTACCATATTCAACGGCATTATAAGTTCTTTCGATCTTATCCCAGTTGTCATTTGTTTTATTGCGAAATTCTCTATCTTGAGCTGTATTAGGCCATCTATTTAGATTAATCGTCACTTATATCACCTTCTTAATTGTAAGTAAAAACAGAGTATTATTTATACGTTTTTTTTAATAAACTGGCACCTGAATTTGTTCTAATGTACCACTAACAGTTGCGCTAACAGCATTTTCTTTATTCTGCTGTAATAATAACGTATCATTTTGATTTAGTACGATGAAAGTATCGCGGAACTCAGTACTTCCTCCCTTTACTGGAATCGTCATGACATCGATGGTATTTATAGTTACAGTAACATTCACATCTGTTTCTTCAGAATTTCTAAAAACCATTTGCTTAATGGTTACTTGCTGACCTTGTTGGACACGATATACCTGAAGTTTATTTGTTTGCGGTACGCCTAAATAAATCTGAACCTGTTGCATTGTCATTCCTCCTAATTTATATAAAATTCGTTTTTTAATACTTTTCTATTAACCTTCTAACCACACACGGAATATCCGCGCATATGCTTTTTTTCCTTTAACCTTGTTCCTCATACGTAAATAAAAAGTTTCTAAATTTCCATTCGGAACACCCAAATCATATACAAGTTCAACGCCGTCTCCCTGACTAGGAGCGGATGTTTGTGTTGATGAAGCTCTACTTCTTATGGTACTGCCATCACCATCAACTATTGCAATTTCAACTTCTCCACCTGCTTCGGTGAATATTTGAGCTGATACTTTAACGTATCTTGTTTTATGCTCAAATGTGTAAAACTGACATTCATCTAAAACATCATGCGTTGTGGTTAACCACCAACCGTCTACCGCAACATTAATTCCACGGTATGGAGGGTAGTGACCTGCGATATCAAATCCATACTGTATAGCACCACCGATGATTGTCGCAAAACCATCATCACGCTCAACACGAATAAGACCGCGATGAACATCGAGGCCTCCTGCACCAATATGGACGTATCTGTTCGCGTCGTTCGGGTCGATATACCAGACGCCTGTACTGTCCGCAAAGGTTTGCGTATTCATATATAAGTTCTTTAACGCTAAACTTAAATTACCGCCGTCGTCCAGTAGTTTTTGGACTTGTTTCTGCGTCTGCTTAAACTGCGCTTCAATGGCTTCCGGCGATTTCAAATATTTAAAAGTCGATAGCTCAACGATAGGCGATTTCGTAATGTCTGTCGGATCGTCTTCGATTTCTATAATCCGTATTTTCACCGAAACACTCGCTTCATCGTATAGCATATATACGTAATCTCCATATCCGAATTGGTGTAACGAAAGTCCATTCTCGATAAGGTTAGCGATGCTTACTTTAAATCTCGTTTCCGGAACATCATTAATATCTTTCTTACATCGTTCTAATAACGTAGATTCCGAATTATAGCGTTCATCACGTATCGGCTTTTGGTGCATCCGTCCATAAACTTTAGCCATTGGAGACTCATACTCAACCTTGATTTCTTGTTCGTCTTTTTTTCCGTAACCTTGAATAACTGTTGCAAAGTTACTCATATCGTTTTCCTCTTCGAAGCTTTTCAGGTTGTGTCCGTAGCGAAATTGCGCATCCCTTTCGCTACCTATTTCGTTTTTAAACGTTACCGTCTTATTCTTATTATCGATTAAAAATTCCGCCCCGTATCGCTTGAGAGCTTTTTGTAAAAGAGCTAGTCGCGTATCATCTCCGAAATTTTCAAATCGTGTTGCTGCGAATGCGCCTTGGCTCACCCACTTCCAACCAGTATCCTTAAAGATAAAATCCATACATTGCGCGAAATTAGTGTAACCATTCTTTAATTCGTATTGCCAATTATTTATTAAATCATCAAAGAAAACATGAATGGCGGTTATCGCTTTTCCGTAATGCCCTTGTTTGTTTAACCCAATTATTATATATTCGTCACCAAATCTATCTGTAATCTTTGCCCGCTTATCGACTAGATTATAAGCATGTTTCACAGCGTCAGTGTTTAGTAGATTAAAAGAAAGAGTAAAATCACCGTTTACTCTACGTTTTCGTCTCACGTTTTTATAATCACATAGCATTTCTTCTTTCCCGTTTATCCCAGTAACTATTAACGTATCCCTTCACCTCGTTTATAAGTAATAGAATCTAAAATCAAATTTGATTTCAAAACTTCCTGCTGTTCCAGTTAATACAAAATCATTCCAACCAGATTTTAATGTAATTAAGCCCCAATTTGTCTTACCGAAAATACTACCTATAGCAGTTTGAGACGATTTAACACCATCTAAAGTAATAACATCATTTTCTGATACCGTATTGCCTGTGTAACTCCAAACATCCCCGGTAGTAACATTTTTTATGGATAGATTATTAGAAACACCTTTATAGGTAATTTTTAAGGGTAACGATTTTGGATCTATAGTTACATCACCAGCGTTATAAATACGAAAAGATGTAGTGTTATGCGTATACTTTATATCTTCAGCAATTAAACCTTGTCCGATTTGCCAAATGTTAGAATCAAAAGTTAGTGGAGACAACGTGGTCCCAATCGACTCAGTAAATGGAGAAAATGCAATAAACTCAATATCAAAGAACCCGTATATACGTTGTTGTTCGATATCGTAAGAACTGTTACACTTGACGCGCCATCGTTTCCCTGGATTTCGGGCATCGATGATATAGAAGGGTTGTCTACTATCGAAAATCTTAAATACTTCGTCTCGTAGTAACGCATAATCCCACATATCATACGCCTTTAAATAAAAAGAGCAATTGATTTTTCGCGGTTCGTAAACCGTACCTAAATCGATTGCTCCATGTCGTCCGTCTGTTTCTTCTGTATTATGTCTCGGGGATGGTGAAGAAGGGTTGAAGTCTCTCGTTGTAATCCCGATTTCTTCAAGCTTATATGTCTTTCCATCTAACCGTTGTACTATTGTTCCTAATGTTGTTTCTATATCCACCTCCGTCATCACCCCTTATCTCCTAATAAATAAGACTGAATACTTACGTCTTGCATACGCATATTGTCTAAGTATCCTTTTGTTGATCTTGCGATTTCCCTACCGTCCATCATAATTACGTTTTCAATTTTAACTTCACGTTGGAAGCTCGCAGTTGCATCCGTACTAGCTTTACGCCCAGCATCCGTTGCATACACCGAAGGTGCTGCGGCTTTCGCTAAGCCTGTATTTACGGAGCCTGTATCCACCGCTAACATTTCCGGCTTCATCCAATCCGCCATGTTCTCCGATGTTTTGATTATTGCGCTTTTCATTCCGTCAATACCATTTACGTAACCTTTGCCGGTATATATACCGTAATCACGGAAAACGCGTGAAGGAGAGTGAATCGATAGTATGCTTGTAAACTTATCTTTAATACCGTTACCAATGTCTGTTATTTTTCCCCAGATTGCACTCGCCATTCCGCTTATGCCATCTAAAAGTCCTTGCATCATATTACGACCGATACTCCCTAAATCGATCCCGCTTAAGAATGACGTCACATTATTAAAGATTTGAGTTACAGTGTTATAAATAGCGTCCAGGATGCTAGATGTAGCGGAACTTGCTGCGTTCCACATCGCAGAAATAATACTGCCTGCTGCAGACATTGTTGATGAAATCACCGAACCTATGCCCGAGAAAATCGAACTTACTAGTGAACTAATTGCTGATAGAACACTAGAAAAAACGGATTGTACTAAATTTAGCCCCGAGGTCACTACAGCTTTTATTAAATCTATCGCTCCTTGGATTATACTTCCAATTAGTGACATTACATTTGAGGTTATCCCTTTCACCGCGTTCCATGCCCCACTCCAGTCTCCTTGTAGAACTGCAGTAAATAACTTTATGATATTGGTTATAATACCAATCGCAGATGTAATTATGCTCATAACGGCTGGAAACACCGCTTGAACAACTGATAAAATAAATTGGATTGCTGGGATCACTACGCCAGTTATAATCGTTGCTAAACCTTGAATAATCGAAACTGCTACTGGGATTGCCGCTTGAATAATCGAAACTATTACTGGAAAGACTGCTTGAACAATTTGTAAGATCAAAGGTATCACAGTTGTTGCTAAGATAGAGATTACTTGACCTAGTAATTGAATGATCGGGATCGCGACCGATATTGCAGCACTTATGATAGCTGCAATTACTGGGAAAACAGCCTGGACTGCTTGCAAAATAATCGGAATAACTGAAGTAGCGATAATTGTCAGGATTTCTCCAAACCCTTGTATCAACATTCCAGCTATACTAAATGCAGCTTGAACAACTTGTAGAATAATTGGGAATCCAGTTTGAAATGCTTCGATAAATACCGGTAAAACCGTAGTTGCAAACTCAGAAAACATTTGAGATAAAAATTGGATACCCTCACTTATCATCGGCATAATTTGGATAGTTGTATCTGCAAACATTCGAATAAGATCAGTTACCATCGGCATAACTTGCTGCATGATTTGACCGAATCCAGTAAACATTTCAGTCGCAATTGGTACCACGGCTTTTACAACTTCACCGAATAGGCTTGCAATAGTTGAGCCAAGTTCACCGAACGCCGCGCCTAACTCAGCGAGAGCTGGCCCTAACGTAGCAAAGCTTTCTGCAATAACTTGTCCAGTCTTTTGGAACTCTGGTGCTAACGGTGCAAACGCATCTATAAATCCTTGTGCTAACGAAGTGATTATCGGCATGATCACAGAAGCAACTGTACTGAAGACACCTTTTATCGACTCCCATGCTGACATTAGTGCTGATTTCGCTTGTTCATTTGTGTTTACGAGTTTAAATATCGTAGCACCTAATGAAGCGACAATAGCGATTACCCAACCGACAGGTCCAGACACACCTAAAAACGTTAACCCTAAACGAACGATTAACGGTGTTAATGTAGCAATTGTATTACCGATTGTTGAGAACGATGATTTAATAAACTCTACGACTGGCGAGATTGCGGAACTAATACCTGAAAACTTTGCGCTTATGCCTTCAATGGCTGAACCGAAAGCTCCGCCGATCATTTGTCCAAGTCCACTAAACTTCGCTTTTACAGACTCAAAAAAAGCACCTATCGCACTACCCATCGCTGAAAATTTAGCGGGGATTGTCGCAAGATACGCACCGAATGAGTCTAGAGCTGATTTCATTGCTTGTACAGCTGAAACGGTAACATTTTTAATGGCTTCCCAAGCACTATTCATTGCGTTACGGACCGTCTCGTTATGTTTGTAAAGTTGAATTAGCGCTACACCTAATAGAGCTATTATTCCAATTGCTATACCTACAGGACCTAAAAGCGCTGCGATAACAGTACCTAAAATTGTTACCCCTTCTACTAGCACACCAATAATTGAACCTAACTTACTTATAACTAAAAATAATTTACCGAATACAACTAAGGTGCTACCTATGCCACTGATTAAAAATCCGAATGCAGCCATAAAAACAGTAAACGCCGCTCCTGCTGTAATTACCGTCGCAATTGTAGTTTTCATTGTTGAAGACAGTCCATTAAACCAATCGGCTGCTTTTTTTATAGCGTCTGCCACTACCGAGATTGCTGGCGCTAAAGCATCCGTAAAGGCACGGGCCGCTACGTCAACTGATGATTGCATTTTAACGATTGCTCCTGCCCAACCTTCGAGCATTGAGTCTGCTGCCTTTTTCGAAGCACCATCCGATTTAATGAGTGACTGCGTTAGTTTATCGATTTTCTCTGGGCCCGCTGAAACAAGTGCCATCATACCAGAAACAGCTTCCGTACCGAATATCGTAGCTAAAGCCGCACCTTTCTGGGCACTCGTCATTCCTTCCATGCCCTTTTGTAATTCGCCAATAATTTGAGAAAGTGACTTCATATTACCACTACTATCGGTCGTAGTAACCCCTAACTCTTTCAACATATTCGCGGCTGCTTTTGGCGGTTTTACTAAACGGAGCATTGCCGATCTTAACGCTGTACCTGCCGTTTCACCTTTGATACCTGCGTTAGACATGATACCAACTGACGCTGCAAGCTCTTCCATTGAAATACCTAATTGTGCCGCTGGACCTGCCGCATATTTAAAGGCGTATTGCATATCGTACACACCTGCTGCTGTTGCGTTCGCTGCTTGTGCAAGTACGTCGGCAACATGTCCGCTATCTTTCGCTTCCATACTAAACGCATTTAATGCGGAAGTTATCGTATCAGCTACCATTCCAAGGTCTTCACCTGAAGCTGCTGCCGCTGAGAGAACACCTGGTAACGCTGCGGTTGAAGCTGCTGCGTCGAAACCTTTTGCTCCTAATTCGGCATAGGCCGCTGCTACTTGACCAGTCGAATATACGGAACTAGTTGCCATTTCTAATATATCTTTCTTAACTTGTCCGTAAGCCCCTCCGGTAAGTACCGCTGCTTTTCTCGTTTGTTGTTCGAATTCCATCGAGTTCTTGATCATACTTCCGAACGCTTTACCAGAAGCATAAGCGAGTGGTGCAAACGCCGTCGTCATACTTTGACCAACCGATTGTACCCTACGTCCCATTTCCTGCGCTTGATTACCTACATTCTGAAACGTTCGTTGCCAATTCGACATGTCAGGTGGCGGTGGTGGTGACGGTCTAGGTATCGGTGGTATTGTCGGCATCCGTGGAGCCGGTATATTTATCGGTTGGCTTACCGCTTGTTGAAAATTACGCCAAAGCTGTGTTGCCTGAGTTAAACTACTTCTTAATGACGATATATCTGCCAGTAGTTGTACTTCTACTCTATTTTGACTAATTTGTATTCACCGCCTTATCCGTTTTGACTTCGTAACGCTCGCTCGATATCATCGAATAACGACTCGTTGGCGTGAATCTTTTTCGTAAGTTGCTCACGCTCTTTTTCTCTAACTTCAGCCATTCGTGCATTTTCAGGACGCTTGTATATGTCGTCTAGACTCTTTATCTTCTCGCTCTGAGCATTTCGGTAAAATAACGCTTGAACACTAGCAATCTCGTAAGTATCTAGTAGACGCTCACGGTATCCGGTAAGCATTATGTGATATTCTTTGATGCTTATCCGTTTTGACTCAAGCGTTGACATACCGAAATATCGAAAGCAATCTGCCTGCAAATCATCGACGTTTATTCGTACAGGCTCTCGAATGCTTTCTTTTGTTCCTCGCCCATGCTCGCTAGTAATTTGTTCACTGTTTTCTTGAAGAAAAAACTATTAAGAACTACCGCCTTATTAACTTTTAAGATGTCATCGAAAGATAACTCTTCAGACAATAATTGACGCTCAATTTCTTCCTCAATATCTTTTCGTGTAATGCCTTCTCCTGTATGCATTAATGCGTAATAAATAACATCTACAAAATCAGAAATACCGCCTTGCATCGCTTTTTGAACAAACTCAAAAGGACCGCCATTTCCGTCGATTAATTTAATTGCTTCAAAACCGTATTTAAGTTCATGTTCTTTCCCTTTTACTTCAAAACGTGTATATGATTTAGTCATCTATAAAAACCTCCAATAATTAGTTAAATTTATTTACAAAAGTAAAAGGCGAAGGAAACTTCGCCTACTCATCGTTTTTATGGTTGAACTACTGATCCGTCAGGCGCTCCAGGTGGAATTGTAGTAACTTTGCCTACAGATAAACCACCATTTAATTTCGCTTCAATAGAGTACTTCGAGAATTCCTCATTTTCATGTGAAAGCTCAACGCTGCTCAACATAAACGTTCCACTTTTTGATTTATATTCGCCTGCTGCTTTACTTCGCAATGAAACTTCGTGGATCTTAACGAGTTTCTTGTTTGTAATTGCTTCCTCGATGTAATCAAGAGCCTCGTCACCATCTGTACTCACACCCTCGATAGATACCGATTGTGTTACATCTCCATAATCACTACCGGACTTATCCTTTGTTTTTAGTTCGATTTCACCTGCCTCGATAGAACGTGATCCTGACGTTTGGTTAAATAATCGAACTGTTTTAGAAGGTCCTTCTGCTTGCGGAATATCAATTAAATATAACGTTTCTTTCCCTTTAAACTCAGGCGATGCTGCTTGTGTCGTTACTGTTGTTTCAGCCATCTGTATTCCTCCTCGATTTAAATCGTAATTGTGATAAAGCTAAGGTGTTTCGCCGTTACTTGAGTAACATCTGCTTGTGGAATCGGATCACACGACGAAACTTCCGCATATAAAAATCCGACTAGCTTAGGCGCTTTCGAACTTGTGTTGTACAAGTCGATAGGTCGCCTTTCTAGTCGGTCGATGATTCTATCTTGTAATTCATTTCGGTTAGATACTGTATCGGAATAAACTCCGATTTGTATTAGGTGATTTCGTGCGTAATTATCTTTTGAATACCTATCAACGGTTCCTGTTAAAGATTCAATCGTTAGAAATGGTTTTGCTTTTCCGGTAAGAGAAACACCATCATATACCCAAATAGTAGGTGCGAACTCTTCTAACGCTTTTTTCAACGAATACATTATGTCATTTACTGTAGTCATCGCTATAAACCTCTCGCTGCTCGTTGCACCGTTTTCTCCAAGTCAGAAACTAACAGTTGCTCGCCTTCAAACATCGTCTTACGCATAAAACCTTTTTTCGTTTTGTGCGTATATTCCTGAACGGCCGCGTACTCGACATCTGACCCGTAAGACCATCCTGTTCTATCACCGTTGAAAGGTTTTACGCTCGGCGGAATACTTCCCGCTAAATTACCTGACTCAACAGGCGCTCTATTAGAAGCTGTATTCGCTTGTAACCTCGCATGCTTCTCTACCGTATTCGCAACCGGTGTTTTGTAACGGTCATGGTTATTCATTCGGTAAATATCTTCGATTCCTTTAATTCTCGCACTGACTTTCATTAAATCACCCTCTTTACGACTACTTCTCGACGGTTAATTCCACCTAGTCCTCGTTCATAAACAAGCATGATTACGTATTTAATGCCATTTCTCTCAAGGTACTCAACGTCATTCAAATCGATATCGAGTCGGAAAGTAACGAGTGCTTCACCTTCTTTTACGTCAGTACCTGCGAATTTCACGTTGTCTTCAAGCGTAAATTTCTTCCAAACGACTTGCACCGGTTCTTTCGAATTCCCACCGCCAATTACTTCGCCTGTAATCGGATCTTCTTCCGAAATTCCTTTTCGCCATAGAGTAATAGGTTCACGGCGATTCTGTTCAATTAATTCACGATTATCCCTGATTTGTTCGATGTCCTTTTCGGTTAACACTCGTTATTCCTCCTCTCCAATAATGTAATTTAAACGAGATGAGCATTGTGGATGCGGGTTAATTAATTGAGCGAGTAAACTTTCAGGAATCTTTTTCGGGTATCTTCCTGGCCCTAATCCATAAGCGTCACGTCTAGCCAACTTGTAACACATGTGTTTCGAGTGATAACGGTGTCGGTGTCCATTTTCAATAATCTTGTAACCTGTGACTATATCACTCTCGTTACCGTTATAGATTGTTGCTGCTCGATGCGTATTGTTACTCTCCGTAATCGCTACACGTTCGATTTTCCACTTCTCGTTATCGTGTACTTCTCGTATTTTCTGAGAGATAGAACTAATACTTTCACCTTTTAGTACAGCTGGTCGTATTACCTTTGTTAACTCTGCTCGCATATCACCTGCTAGATTCCACACTCGGTCAGAAAGTATTAGACCGTCCTCGCCTCTCCGCTTTAGCATGTACCTCACAACTTGCTGATTTACGGAATCTAAATTCGTTACGCCAAGGTTAGTTTCTGCAAGTTTAGAAGTTGTCCATTTCGCTGTATCGTCTATCGTTTTTTCGAATGACACTCCTGCTTTCTTGCGAAACTCCTTTTCGTAATAATCTAAATCTCGTAATAATGCATTTAATCTACCTCGTTTAATTACACCGTCTTTTTGATAGTCGTTAATTAAATCCAATAAAAAAAGACGGATCAGCATAATCGCCGTAACCGTCTCTTCTACTTGTTTTTCATTTTCTTTTTCGTATTGCTTCGATATTTTATCGAGCGCTTCGTCAAATTCGTTTTGTAACTCGCTCATGGGCGATCAACTCGTTTTGCAATTCGAAAGCTAGAACCTGTACCGTCGTATTCCGCTCGCTTGCTACGCCATAACTCATAATAGTGTTGCGCCAAGTCACGGTAATTCTTCGATACACTGGATTTATCTACACTTTCTTCACCGTCCGTATATTTGAACGAAGATGCTTCGGTTGTCGCTTTCGCCATTAAATCAACATAGCGATAATAAAACGTAACTAATTGTGCTTGTTTATCATTTAGAACGGTTAGCGACGAAAAGCCATTCGCAATTAATGCTTCTTCGAATAACGAATCGTCGGCTTGTAACCGTTTTTTCAATTCTTCTACGCTAATAAAACCTTCCGTCGCCATAGCCGTCACTCTCCTTTAGTTACTTTCGTAGTACGCTTGCGTGTAACGGGCTTTTTCGGTGCTGACTCACCTTTTTCACCTGTACTTACTTGCGCCTCAATAATTTCAACGTAACCAATCGACGCTAGATACTGCGCCGACCGTTCGTCGATTTCGATTTGTGAACCAATATCATGTCCATCCACGATACCGCCCACTACTTTTACGTTAACTAACATTATTGTGCCACATCAGCATGTAGTAATAATGACGGTTTCTCTACAATAGGGAACCCTGCCGCTACTACACGTAATACCGATTCGATTGGCTCTTTCTTATCATAAGCATCAAGTACAACACCTGGTTTAAAATCGTTTTCTACGGTTGGACCATACACGAAATTACCTAGCCCTTCAGAAACGAATACTACACGATATTGAGGCATAAACTCGATTACTTCGTCAACGCCAGTATATACGTTACGAACCGTAACCTTACGCTGTTCTACAATTTGCACTGGCGGTAAACCATAGCCATCTAAAACATCGTTTACTTCTGCGACAGAAATACGTTTAACGCCGTCTTTTGCCACTCCGCGTGCTTCCGCGATAACGCCAGCGTTCTTTTGTAATAACGCTTGTGTTTCGCGAGTCATTAGAATAACATCCGCCTTTTTACCGTTAACTGTTAAGTACTTATCGTTCCATTCGATTAAGTTGCCTAGTGCGTCAGCATTTACATCAGTCCATGCATTCGTACCAGTTAGAGCAATCTTTTGATCTGAAGGAATACCGTAATCAACAACGATTTTTACACCGTTCTTGTTGTAATCGAATTTACCTTTCGTAACAGCTTCTAATTTAGCGATATCAACACGTCGCTGTAACGCTTGTACTAAGTCAGCCCCCTTAGCGCCTAATTTATCAATCATTGCACTATGCTCTGCGTCAGAACGTGATTGATTTAGCGCTAATAATTCCTCTTCTGTAGCGATATATTTAAGACCCATCTTTGCAAGTTCGCCCATTTTAGACGCTACTGCATCACGGTCAATTACTGGCGGTTCTGCACCGTAACCAATCATTGCTGCGATGTGATTTGATTTCTTAATTACGTCATAAGCAAACGTAGTCGAAAAGATTTGATCGTTCGGCAAGAAACGGTCTGCAAGCGTGGGTGCGTCAAGTTTCTCCTTTTCTAATGCGTCAACTAATCCGCGAAGTGCTGGTTTTTGAAATTCCGTTAATTGTGTAATACCTGACATTTAAATTCCTCCTTAGTTTTCCGTTAAAAATTTGCAATAAAAAAGACCGTTATTTAAACGGCTCTATACGTGCTTTATATATCGAATTAATGGCGTTGCTTCCTTAAATGCGTCTGTCACGCCTATGAGTTTCGCATCGTACACTGAACCACGTACGATTACTTGCCCGACTACTCCATCGTTTTGACCATCACATTCCCAATCAATATCTAAAATCGTAAATTCATCGAACCCTGGTTCTAAAGTACCTGGTGTTTTCTCCTTGTATGGTTCGAACTTACCTGTAGTTGTGTTACGAGCAATAGCCGTACCGCAATCTACGTATTTTGCGCCGAATTTCTTAGCGTCTAACGTTGCACCCCCTTCGATATACTGCAAGTGCTCACTCGCTAAAATGTTCTTACCACTCTTAAACGGTTTTTCTGTAAATTTCGGTGTGTAAACTGGCATTAATATTCCTCCTTAATTTTCCTTATAATTTTCCGTTGGCTTTTAATCTCGCGTACATGTCGCGACCAACGTCTGTTAAATCCTTCGGTTCTGGATTACCCCTTCTCGGATTCCCAGGCGAAGGATCAGCACCATTATTTAAAGGTAAAACTGCTAATTTTACGGATTCTAACGATTGTTTTAAGTCTTCGTCCGTTTCGCCTTTTAACAGGTCTTTAATTAAAACGATTTGCTCCGCTGAATATCCAGCGCTAACTAATATCGTTTCTTTCTTGGCGTCTAATGCTTTCACCTTTTCTTCACCCAATTGTTGCTGCAAGTTTTCGTATAATTCCTTAAACTTCTCTTTCTCCACTAATTCTTTACGCTCCGCCTCTTGACGCTCTTTTTCCGCTTTTTCATTAGCTTCTGCTTTCGCTTTTGCCAAAGCCTCTGAAATCATACGTTGAACATCTTCGTCAGTATGTGTTGGCGTAGGTGGTGTCGGTGGTTCAGGGGGAGTAGGCGGGTCTTGTGGATCGCCAGGATTAGGGTCTGAAAAGTGCTGTAAATTTCCTAAGTGTAATCTAAATGATGGTTTCTTTCGTTCTACTAACTTCATCTATTCACTACCTCCGTATGGATCAGTTTTTTGTATTCGTCGTTGCTGCTCGTTTGAAATTTCCTGCTTCTTAGCCGTGATATTCTCTACGCCTAAACGATTCATTGCACCGGCAATAGATTCGAACCCTGCCGTTGTTTCTTCCGTTAACAGTTCGACTAGTTCTTTGCGATTATCCGGTAAAGGAAGTACGAATCGAATTTCATTGTCGTAGTTATCACCGATAGCTTTCACGACTTCGCGGTCGTATCCAAATTTAGGACGGTCAACCCTCGCCTGTAAGTAACGAATTGTCTTTTCGTGTAATTCTTCTAAACGTGGGCCCCACGATAACCAATGCTCTTCAGTTTCTTGGATAATATCATGGAACAAAACGTGTAATGTCTCGCTGTTTAATCCACCGAAGTTCATTTCAGATGGAACAATTTGCGGTAACGATGTGATTTCGTGAAGCGCTCCCTTTACCCTTGCATATTGATCATTAAACGCTTCTTTCCAACGGAAACCGCCTTCTACTTTTTTAATATCTGGCGTTACTCCGTCCATTCCACCTTTTGCTTCGATAACAGCACCTGGGGCAATCTGTAATTTATCCGCTGTTCCATCAGGTACGTTTAATAAAGCGGTCATTGAGAACATTTCGAATTTAAGTGAATCAAGTGCGTCTTCATTCATTCGGTTTAATACGTCAGTTTGCTCTTTCATATCGTCAACTTCCGTATTATCTGCGTCGGATGCGCTCAAATCATTAACAGGAAATAGTACCACCGGAAGGAAGTCGATGCCCATTACCGTTTTAGGTTGAATTTCCTTGATAACTTTCAGCGTTTTATCATAATAAGCTTCTTCAAGGTAGCATTGCCCTTCTTCGAGACTAAACGTTTGTTTGTAGATAACTTCCTCGTCATTTAGACGTTTAAAGTTAACGAAGTGTACCGCCTCTAATTCGTCATAATCATCGTCCGAATAAATCGGGATTACTTCGATGTCGGGACGGAAAACCCACTTGATTTTTCCGTTTGTTGGGTTAAATGCGATTTTACAAGCGACTCTGCCGACGATTAAACGGTCACGTGCCGCTTGAATCAACTTTTCACGCATCTTGTTTTCTTTCCAAATCTTGTACAATAATTTCTCGTAATCATTTGCGCGTTGATTCTCAATCGTTTGTGCATTGGACGGTTTATAATCCATCTGTAACATCTCTTCAATCGAATCAATCTGCATTGGCGATACGGAAATACCATGTTTACCCGCCATTTGCCAACGTGCTTTCTCGTTAATTAGAACCTTAAAGTAATTCGTGGCGTAACGAGTAGGATCGTAATCCAATCCGTCAGGTCTAGGCAAGTCTCTAGCTTTTACGAGTTGTCCTGTATTCGGATCGATGTGCTGTTTTCCGTCATAATACTCATAGTAACGAATCTGTCGATTGATACGTTGCCACGTTTCTTTTCCAATAGCTTGTTGCCACGGTGAAAATAACAACTCGTCCATATTATGCGGATTAAGTATGTTGTAATCTGCCATAGGTTGATTCATCAGTTACCTCCTCTCTATTTTATTAACGCATTCGTTTTGCTAACGTTCTTACTACTGCCGTACTGTTACCGGCTGCCGAAACGGCCATTTCTAAACTGTCTGGTAAGTCGTCATGCATGTTCGTTCCATAATACTGAAACTGTTCGAGTAATAACGAATGCCTTCTATCGAATTGGATTTCTCCGTTTTCTATCCGTGGTAATAAGGCCTCTAAACGCAATTCCTTGCGAGAACGTTGCTTAATTTTAACTAAGCGAGTATTTGCCGGATAACCTAACGAAATTAATCGCTTCTGAAGCATATCGGCAAAGAATTCCTGTGCGGCCTGTGCTTCAACGGCAATTACATCCGGTCGAAAGTGTAAGACTTTATCAACGATTACTTTCATGAACTTATCAGGGTGAAGCCGCTCGCCATACGAATCGATAACGTAAATTGTATCCGTCTCTTTATGTTTGGCCACGATTGAAATTGCGGAGTAATCACCCCGTTCTTTCCCCATCGCCAAATCAACTCCGATGGAAACGAAATATTCTCCACTAAGGAAGTTACGGTTTATTTGTTTATCATTCCAGTAATTGAAATTATCAGGGTTGAAGACCATCACTTCCTCATCGATAGGATTGTTCTGTAGCTCGGTGTTAAATGCTTTACTACCGTTATCCCATTTGAATTTCATTAGTTTAAATACCGGCTGCACTTCTTCCCAAAGTACCTCGGCGCCTTCTACCATCTCATCATGGTTAGCGGTGAAGTATAGCTCAGCGTCTCTTGCTCTCGCTTTATTCTCTCGATCTTTATAAATACGTTCACATTCCGCCCATAAATCTTGTCTAGTAGGTGGAGTAATTAACGCTCTGTATTTACGAGATTCAAAGTCGGAACGTCGCTCCATAATGTCGATTAATAATGATTGCGGATGGACTGTCGTACCCATAAATACGGTTGCTGTTCTTTTACCTTCCGGATCACCTAACGGAATTACTACCTGGGCGAACCAATCTTTTAGTTCCTGGCGTAGTTGAGCCGTGTTCGTGTTTCGTTTATCTTCCAAATCATCACAAACGATTAAATCCGGACGCTTACCGTTCCAGTTTCGACCACGTAGTGCTTGTCCTGTAGAAGCCGCTTGAACTAACGTAAGTAATTTCTTATCGTCTTTTCCTTTCGGTTCCCAAGCGATAAACTCCGATGTATTGTCACGTGGATTCATTTGTTGCTTCGTATGTAACAACGATCCGAAATCTCTCCGTAACTTATCGTTGGATTGTAACTGAAGCTTAATCCACTCTAAGTTAGCGCTAGATACGCTAGGAGTTTCCGAGATTAAAATAATGTAAAAGCGTTTACGGTAACAAATCTCATGAATCGGAAAAGCCTTCGATAAGTAAGACGATTTAGCATGCGAACGAGGTGCTGCGACTGCTACGCGCTTGTTTATCTCATCGTTAGACACTACATTCATGATGTCGCATATCTCTTCGTGGAAATTCGGCGCATATTCCGTGATATTGTCTAAGTTAAATCCGTCCGGTACTTGAAATTCTGGTATCCAGTTACCGGTGTTTTCTTTATTTCGATTTTCACCGAAGTAGTTATAAGCAAAGAAAAGTAAATCAGTTTCTCCACGATTAATATCCTGGAGACGGTTAAATTCGTTGATATACGTTTTAAGCTCGTACTTTTCATCGTCAGTAAGTTTATGTCGATTACGCACTCTAGGCACGATATACTTTCGTAGCTGATTTGCTTTTTCTAGTCGTTCTTTTCTATCGAACCATTCTCCGTTAATCCAAGCGATGTTAACCGCCTCCTTTCGTAATTAATAATTGACTGTGGAAAAATTAACCGTTATACTGAAAGTAACAAAACGAGATTACGTTACATTTAAAAACAGGAGGTAATACATATGTCTGGTGTAGTCCAACCTATCCGTTCTAAACGAGATATCGATAAAATGAAAAAGGCGCTAGCTGGAAAGCCACGCGACTTATTACTTTTCATATTCGGGATAAATTCCGCATTACGTATATCGGATATACTTAAATTAAAAGTCGGAGATGTACGTAGTAAGGAGTCCATATCACTGAAAGAGACAAAGACTCGAAAATCCAAACGTTTCCATCTAAACAGCTCCATAAAAAAAGCCGTTGCGGAGTTAGTCCCAACAACGGCTGGCGATAACGATTGGCTGTTCCCTTCTCGTAAAGGTGACAAGGCAATCTCTCGCATTCAAGCATATCGAATTTTAAATACTGCGGCTGATCGTGCCGGGCTTAATATCGAAATGGGTACGCATACGTTAAGAAAGACATTCGCATTTCACGCGTATAAGAACGGAACTGATCTAGCGTTACTGCAAACGATATTAAACCACTCAAGCCAACGAGAAACACTCGTATATCTCTGTATCGAACAAAAACAAATCGATGATGTATATATCGAAATAAACTTGTAAGGACTGCGTCTTGACGACGTGGTCTTTTTCGTTTTACAATTTAGTTTACCTAACGTAAACCCAAACGTTATTTTTGATACGCGGATTTCTCTCGCACCTGGCGACCGCATGTGCAAAAAGACGCCCCCGCCCCTTATTTAATTTCGCATATTCTATACATTTTTCCGAATATCAAATGTAACAGAATCATCTTTTGTTACATTCAATTACGATTCAAAACGTTATTATACCAACGTTTGTATGATTATTATCGTTCATTTATCCGTTACTTATTTTATGCATGCGTTATATCAACGTTTGTAGCGTCCAATACATCGATATACATTGCATAAGAACGTGTATAAACAGTACGAAAAGTTTAGAGGGCACGTCCGTCTAGAGCGAGCGACTGACCTACGGTAAACTATAGTAAAGAATCCCCGCATAATATCCTGACGAGTTTCTTCCTATTATATATTCGTAATATAATCGATTACTTTACACCGATATCTGTTGGCTCATTAATACGTTCCGCAAACGATGCAATCTCTTCGTCCAATTCCTCGTAGTTAATCTCACCTGTCTTAGCCTTCGTTTCTACCTCTACCTTATCAGTAAGCATACCGTTAATCTGTAGCGCTAACTTCGCCATGGCCGCATTGCCATCTCGTATAGCAATCTCGGATAATGATGCGATTAACTCCGGTAGTTGGTCTTGGCTATTACGTACCATTTCCTTTTTGAGTTCGCGTTCGAATAACGTATCCTTACGCCAGTTATGAATCGACTGTCTAGACACACCGCATAATGCAGCAATCTCATCGTTAGTCTTACCGCCTTTATTCGGTAATGCCAACCATTTAATAGCGGTTAAGTGTTCCGTGTTTAATCGTTTTAACGCCATGTTATTACATCCTCCTTTCCGTTTTAGTATCCGTTAAGGTAATAACGAAATTAGTGTCCGGACCATAATCGTCACCTTCTGGGTTATTCTCGATAGTAAGTCCCGTTATTTCTCTATCGTTATCTAACCAACGTTTTAACTTATTGGTAATCTCATCGAGAGTATATTTACGTTTATTATCGTTCATATAACGGACTCCTTTCCGTTAATATATCGTTCTATAAAAAAATAAAATACATAAGACCTTGCATCCGCCTTTTCCGCTTCGCTCCAAAGTCGTCTGCCACTATCCTTTTATTTACTTCATCGATAATATAATTTATAAGTATAGTAGCGACGAGTGGAGGCGACAGCCGAAATTGAAGTCGCAAGGTTTTAATTCTTTTTATTCCGTATTTATTACGTAACAAGATAAAGAATGGAACCCCGACAAAAACCACCTCTAACCGTTGTGGCTCTAAGGCTAAAGGCGGTTTCAATAGGTATCGTTTTGACAACACGTTAGCCCGAATAGGTATCGTTTTGACAACACGTTATTTCTTCTCTGCATGTTGTGCGAACATTTTACGTACCGATCTTGTCCAATCTGTATCGATTTTCTGACGGAACATAATATCCGGGTGAACTAAATAACGTACTGTCCGTCCGCTCTTAGTAGATAAAATAGCGCCTTTACGTTGTAGTTTGGTAATCGCTAATGTAACTGTCGTTACGTCTAATCCGACTCTTTCGGCTAATTCCTCACGTGTTAAGTGTTTAATTACTCGCGGATTATCTTCGTGTGGATTATCACATAAGTAACATTCGGAGAAATGAAAGAACGGTAATATTTTATATAACAAGCCGACCTCATTTAAATCTAAATCGGACGTAATATCTCTAGTCTTTACGAGATATAGCTTCGTAAATTTCTCGCCATCTCTAACGTATCCCATCGTATGGAAGTTAGCGCTGATGTGAAAGACATTACTACGCCCTTCCTTTTCGACAATAATGATACCGATCTCTTTTAAACGGTCTAGTATTTTAATCGTAGCTGCCTTTCCTCGCTTAAAAATACGTTGGATGTCCGTTTGTTTTAACGGCTTCCCGTCTTTAATAAGTTTACCTTCACTTGTGAAACGTAAAAAAGGCAGAAGTTTTATTATTGCTCCTGCTTCCGTTAGTGTTAGTCCTGTAATGATTTCTCGAATAGGATCGTTATAGCTTGCGACCCAATCTCGGTCTTTTGTCGCTAACTTGAAATTTTCCGCTTGTTGCATCGCTTTGAAAGCGTCTGATTGCGCTAAACTTACGATTTTGTGTGTATGACTAGGTGCTGAAATACGTTGCTCTCCGTTTTCATCTACATAAGAAAAAACACCGCTAAAATAACGGTGTTCGCCAGTTACTGTATTCGTCATTTATTCAGACACCGCCTTTTGCGCTTCCTCTAATTCTCGAAGTGCCTTCGTTGCGGCTTTCGCTTCTCTTTGAATCGCTTTTAAACCTTTAATCGCTTCAGAAGCGTCTAATTCTACGTTAATGTGTAAACTGCTTAGTGCGTTTAATTCGCGTGATTTGTTATCCGCCATTTAATCGACTCCTTTTAGTTATAAATACGTAAAGGGCAGACGGAGCTTACCCGTCTCATTCGTTTCCCTTGAAAATAAAACGACACTTGTTAAAATGTCCTTCTATAAGGTATAGGTAACTAATAGGGTAAAAGTTAGTAGTATTACATAATTTTTTATAATAAATGTTATAATCTCCTTATACAAATGAATCGAGGTATTTATAATGAAAACAGAAGAAATTATGCATATTAGAAAACTATATGAAGAATATGAAGAAAAGTGTAACGATGAAAATACGAAAGTAGTAGAGTTAATGGCATCGGCAACTACTTTAATAAAATACATACCTAATCTATTAGAACAAATAGAGGCTAGACAGGAGTTGCTACAAATGACTGTTGATACTTTCGATAATGTAAAGGAAGTCTATTCTCAAATATCTGATCGTTTCAAGGAAGAAAAGTAAAGTACAAGGCCACCTTATTTGGTGGCCACAACTATTACTTATAATGTAACTCAAGCGTCTCATTCATTTTTTCTAACACATCATCCGATTGTTTAACTATTCTACTCACTTCTTCCTTAGAGATCGATTTGAGACTTAGGTCACGGTAAATATTCATATATAAACCACGTATTTTACCAACATAATCTAAATTAACATCTTCAATGTTTTCAATCACATCACTATGTTTTTCCCATTTACTTGTTTTCACCGGCAGTTCAAGTTCACTTTTCCTAAGATCAATTTTAGTCAAAGCTTCAGATTTCATCATTTTCTCAATCTGATAGTATCGAAGATTATTAAGTTCAATTTCATGTTTAACTGACTTTAACGCCAATTTTTCAGCTTTTTTCTCCTCATACTCTCTACGTTTCTCTTCTTTACTCGCTTGTCTCCTCGCCGAAAAGTACGATCCTAATAATGACAGTGTACCACCAGTTAATGCTCCAATAACACTAGGTAATATTTTTTCCAAATCCATAAAAAAGCCACCTTTAAGTAAGTTAGTTAACTAAACTATTATACCTAAAAGTGGTAGTACATGAAATCTATTCTATTTTTATTTTTCTTTACATACTATTATCGACACGTCCCATAATAGTATTGAACATAAAGTAATATTGCGCCTGGTCCTTAGTCAATAACTCGTCGTATTTCCCTTCGTTATATAACATTCGTCCGCCATCGTCATCTAATACTTTCACGTTTTGTTCTCGCTCTAATAGCGGAAGCCAGTCCGCATATTTACGTAATACTTTAACGGGCTGTACTTTAGTAAACTCTCGATACTTCTTACGCCTCCCCATATTTTTTGACTTAGCATCTCTGTCGATTTTCCATGTTTCTTTACGTGTACGTTTTCTTCTTAATGGCGGTTTATAGTTACGTCCGTCAGTCCCATGCTCTTCTGCCGCAATCAACGGAACTTCCTTATCTCGTCTACGATCCAATTGATATTCGCTTAGTATAGGATATTCTTCTAATGTAGTCTTATCCGGTCTACTATCGCTCAGTTCTTCTCGCATTAGCAAATCAGCTAATCGTTCGAGTTGTTTCGGTTCGGGACGCTGCCCGATGGACGCCACATAAGCGTCTGTGAGCGATTTAATTTCTTTCGCACGTACATCTCTTTTACTAATCGCGCTAGAATCGCTTTCTCGGAGACTAGTAATTAGCGTATTTACGTACGTCTCGAATTGCGATTTGTAATCTCCGTTTACATCGAATGTATATTTCGTCTGCTCTTTCATTAAGCGTCCGCCTTCCTTTCCGTACTTACCACCGTCAATTTATAACCTTCGTCTTCCCAAGCCCATCTTTCAAACACTGCAGCTATCTTTTGCGCTAACAAACGCTTATATAAATTAACAGTCGGTGCCGTAATACTAAGCGAGATTGCCACGTCCCGCTGTTTCATATCCTCGAAATATACTAATCGCAAGACTTGACGCTGCCTATCCGTCAAGTCCGCTTTTGCAACAGCCGTCTCTAAATCGATTAGTATATCGCAAGCTGCATAATCACCGTTAAACCTACGCTCTTGCATGTATGGTAAGTGTCGTAGTAGTAAGTCGATTGATTTCGGGTTATCCAATGCGTAGTTATGTTCAATACGTCGATGCGACGCTTCGTTATCGTATTTGCTTACACCCATTTACTCACGCTCCTTTTCTATTCGAAACTATCAAACGTACACGGCTTCGCTTCTAAGATCTCTCGTAAGTGTTCGTGCGCATTTTCAGCCGTTACATCAATTCCCGTAAACTCTTTTATTTCCTCACGTATCTCTTCCGGAATCATTTCGATCAGTACTTTTCCATAGCCAAGATTGTGTACCATTGCGCTATATACTTTCGGATAATATAAACGCATCCACTGCATATAACCGTATTTCACTGGTATTGGACACATCATACAGCCAGTACGTGGAGTGAACATTTTGAATCCTATTTTCTCCAAGAAGATTGCCTGTCTTCTCGTTACCGTTTGCGTCTGCCTATCACGCAAACTATCAATATCTATACCTACTGTTACAATCGCTAATTCATGCTCCGCAATGATCTTGCCAAGATCGTCGGGATATTTTTGAATAAGATTCTTTCGATATAAATCGTTATATGGGATATCTTCTTGTTCAACGTAATCCCATACGTCTTCTTCATTCCACCAAAGTATCGGGCGTGCTACTAACGACTTCCACTCCGCAATAGAGTAGAAGAATTCACCGTCTCGCAACCCCGCTAGGAGTCGTTGCCGCGACTCGTCCGCGCGTAATCCGTTTATTACTAAGTCCCACTTATGTTCTTTTATTGCTCGCTTCATCGGTTCATGCTTTAATGTACCGCAACACTTTTCCGATAGTGGCCGACCGTTTCGTCGGTCTCCTTTTCTTGCAGTGAAATAATCGGATGAAATCCCACCGTTATCGTCGATGATTCTTTTCAATGATTTCTTTGGTTTCGTAGTAATTAACCGCAAGTTCCAATCGCTTGTTAATTGTTTCGCATACTTCCTTACTTCGGGAAATTCGTTAACTGTATCGTTCCAAATTACGTCTATATCTGATGGATCACGTTCCAATTCGGTTAATGCTTTCCGAACTAAATAGATTGTTAGAACAGAATCAATTCCGAAGCTACACGATACAACTGGCTTCTTCGCCCTACTCAACGCCATTTTTAGTAAATCAATCGTACGCCTTTCCTTTACGGATATATCAGTATGATTCGCTTTATCAGCTTCGAAATGTGAGTACCGTGTAGGCTTGTCCGCCCGTGTCCATTGCCATTTACCGTGATCGTTTTTAAAAGGTTGTACTTGTATGTCGTAAGAATTAACTACACTCATTGCATCGCCTCCTACAAACCTAGTTCGTTTGCAAATTCACCCATATCAAACCCGACTAATTCCTTACCGCTAGGAAATACGGTTACAGGTGCGCTCATATACCCTTTGTCCGCCATCCAGGCTGCATGCGTTGAGTCTTCGTCGATATTACGAGTTTCATAAGTTACTCCTGCGGCGTTTAACGCCCACTTTACTTGGTCGCAGTTCGGGCATGTGTTCTTTGTATAAATGATTACGTTATTCATAGTGATTCCTCCATTTTCTTTGACATATTCTTGTAAAATGAGGTACAATTTTCATGTAACCTTGGTTGAAACTGCCGTTTGTTCAAATCAAACACTCCTGACCGATTTTTCTATTTGGCTGAGTAGCAAAGGATGGTTTGTTGGCATTATGTTTGCCAGCTTACTTTCTTACTCCATTACGGAAGTTTTTAACTTCTTGTGCAAACAAAATTCATTGTTGGAGATGATGCTTATGCTATTCAATTTCAGTATTATCCTAGGTGCCTCGGCACTTTGTAGGGAGTCTATGGTAAGGGCAGGTAGTTGACATATTAGTGCTGGCTTTATGTAGGAATGTATCACCAAGTAAACTATGTTAGTAGTATATTTAATGATGCATTCCTACAACTAGGATATTTTCTATTATTCAAACCCGATTACATAACCACTTTTAAATCACTAAAAGCATCCGCAACAATCTCCCCATTACTAATCGACTGCACTCCGATATCTTTCATAAGCGTATCGAGCTGATCGTACATCTCGCCGATACTACCAACGTTATTAATCACATAATCTACTTTGAACCCATCGATATGACTTTCCGTCTCATGTAACAAGTCATCTTCGGTAAATACATCGCCCTCACTAAGTGCCCTACCAATACGTAAGTCATCCGATGCGTTTACTCGGATAATTATAAAACCTTCATCCTTAAGTCGTTGATATTCGTTCGGTTGTCTCACTCCGTTTACTAACACTTTCGATTTATGATTCACCTTATTTAGCGCATCCTCAAAACAATATTCGTGTACCTTTCCCATCGTCATCTTTACCCAAATATCCGGATCAATCTCACGTAACCACTGACCGAACTTTTGATAATGAGCGCGTGGTTTAGGGTCGCGTGGGATATGCGGAAACAGTCGATGGAACTCGTCCTTTAATACGGCTGAGAAGTCGAACTCTTTAAATCCGTATAACATCCAGGCGTAATGAGATAACTCCGTTTTACCACTTCGGGCTTTGCCCGTAATAGCGATTTTCTTAGCGTTACATAACACCCTTACCACACCCTTTCGCAATTCTTTCGATGAATTCTTTTAGTGATTCCGTACCTGATACGTTAAAGTTTTCGATATTAATCGTGATGCTTGGTGTATTGCTACGTTCTTTCATCGATTCCTCCAACTCGTCTATCTTTTCGTCAAGGAATACGATATCTTCACGTACTAAATCTAACTGTTCGTCTAGGGCGTTTACACCGCCGATTGCTTTCGACCCATCACTACGCGCGGACTCAGCCATTTGTGAGAACGTTAGGATATTACGGTGATTTTCTTCAGTTCGTTCCTCTAAGCGTGTTAGTTTTCGGGTTAGTTGGTCGGTTTCTTGTACGATTGATTTCTCGATGGGTTCTACGATTACAAACTCACCTTTAGAAATATAATTCTCATCGCCATCGTCATCTAGAACATCACAGCCGTCTCCAGAATAAACATTTAATACTTCATAAGACGATCCTTCACTATAGCCCCAACTAGATTCATCCATATCAACGACTAGTATAGTATCGCCAACCGCCGGCTCTTTCGATAACTCACGGTATCTCTTCCCATCAACCTCGTAGATATTTCCGTCTTTACATTCGATTTTAGTTACTTCTGCCATATTAACGACCTCCTTAATTAATTAGGTATAAAATACTTAACAGTAAAGATGGTGAGAAAAGCACTATAGTTGTAATTCGCACTGACAAATCGTATTTTTTTTTATTCGTCGTTACCGCGACTATAAACATTAATGAAATTGCGATTACTACCCACGCTAGTATTGTCATTTATTTGCCACATCCGTTTACAAGTTCGTCAATACTAACCGGAAATTGCTCCTTCGTTAATTCAAGAACGGCTTTCGCATAAGCTTGTATTTCGACTTGAGCATCATGTGCTAATCGTTGATTAAGAAAATGAACGACTGATTGTAGACTCGCTGTCCAGTAGTAGCGTACGTACATTCCATAAGCTGGTAGGAATAATCGGGCTTGTTCTGCGCAGACTCCACTATCTAACGCGAATTGATAAAGGCGTTCCCCTTCTTCGATGTATTTTTCTAACTCATCCGTAAAAATGAAACCGCCACTTGGAGAGATTAGATTGCCACTGCCTTGCTTGCTATTTTCTGGCGCTTTTCTCCATTCATTTTCGTTTGGGATATAAAACGCTGGCTCTTCCGTTACATAACGTCTGCTAGATTCGTTCCAAGCGTCCATTGTGTGGTCACTACCGACAATGTACTTCCAATGTTGGCGTGCTACCATTAACGGAGCATAAATTTCAAACTGTAATGTAGCATGACGAAACGGTGACGTATGTCCTTCTCTCGCTAAGAATTTGATTAAACGAATATCTCTATCGGTTAATTCCGTCGATTCCTTGTCGTAGCTAACACGAGCACTATTCACGACGGATAAGTCGCATCCCATTGTATCTACTAATCTAACGTAACCTTTGTCTAGCACATTGATAAACATCTCCATCACTTAACGCCTCCCTTTTCGAAATCAAACTCGAGTTGTCCTGGTATGCCTGACCAATCTTTACCGTTAGCAAAATCGATTCCCACCTCGTAACCCGTACTTCCGAAGCCGCCTTCTCCTCGTTCACTTTTCGATAAAACATCGACTTCTTCGAAAGTTGTATGACCGACGGCTGCTAGTACGCCTTGTGCAATGCGATCGCCTTTTCGGATTTTAATAGCTTCATATTTAATCGGTTTCGTAATATTAAAATCGTCATCTCCGGAAAATGCACCTTTTAACAATCTCGGTTGGGACGTATACTCGATTATTGATGAGTTATCGACAATCACGCTAACTTCCCCACGATAACCACTATCGATAGTCCCTAACACTACTCGCAATTTAGTCTTACGAGAGATTCCGCTACGAGGTCGTACTTGCATTTCGTACCCATTAGGGATTTCGAACGCTAGTCCTGTCTTAACAACCGCCGTTTCACCTGGTTCGATGATTACGTCCTCCACCGCTACCAAATCGAAACCGGAATCCCCTGGTTTCGCATACTTCGGAATTACCGCGTCTTCATGCAATCGTTTAACTTTAATCACTTATACGTCCTCCCTTTGCCTACATATGAATTCTTCAATTAATCTAATACGTTGTTCAAATCTTTTTCTCGCGAACTTAATAGGAAATGGTCCGACTCCTTTGTGTGTTAGTGACGGTGAGAATACGATTCCTAGTCGGTGAAGTACGTATTTCATTACTTAACCTCCTTGGTATGCGCAATAACACGTTTCGCATATTTCCTTATCTAGAGCCCACGTTCCTGTTTCTACCCATCGCTCTTCTCCGCACTCTGAACAATCAATCTCTAACTCGTCTATATCTTCCTCAGATACCCAATTAGCGAAATCCTCAACTATCTCTATTAAGTGTTCGCCTTCTCTGGATTGAAACACATGATACTCTTTCCCGCTAATCTTAGCGTTATATAATATCATCAGCTTTCCTCCTTCATGATAACTCCCTTATCGATTAAATACGCTAGTCCTATCGCACACGCATCGCTTTCATCACTCGTCTTAAACTCGCCCCACTCAACGTATCGCCTCACGCCAGTCTCGACCTCTTCCTTTTCCGCTCGCCCCTTGCCGAGTAGTTTCTTCTTAACGGAAGCCTGTCCGATGCTGTCATCGACTTTCAATCCGAAATCATTTAATGCACGATCCACCGCATTCCATGCGCTAAACACCGTATAGTTCGTATGTGGTATTTTACTAGCGAATCCCTCTCGGACTATCAAATCGTAGGGCGCGTACTTGCGTATAAATAAGTGCGCCCATGACTCGATTGTTTTCGTACGTAAAGCGATTGGCTCCGTACTTTTCGTTTTGACGTGGGATACGTCGATTAAGTGAGGTTTTCCGTTGATTACGTCTATGACGGCGATTCCTGGGCAACCGAGCGATGTGTCTACCGAGAGAGTACGGAAGGCTTTTTTACTCCTCGTCATGACGTGATCTTCCTATTACTAAAGCGGTGAAAACTAACGTCCCGTTCGCTGGTGCTTGCGTAGAATATTGAATTTCACAATGCAATTCGCCAAGATTACTTACTGTTTCTTGCAACTGTTTGTAGAACTCGCGCCTGTCCTCGTTTGAAACAAGCCCTGAGTATTTAACCTCACCTTTAAACGACTTCATTTGCTCTCACCCTTTCGATAAACTCCAACGCTCCAATATACGGAGCTTTCTTCGTATCTGATAAACTCGAACGTTTCACTCGACTGACTTTCGTCTTAATCTCCTCGTACTCTTCGTCACTTAACGACTGAGCACACGCTGTCTTAAAGTTATTAAACATCCAATGCTCAATATCTAATTTCGGAGGCTGCTTCGTCTTAACGGCCGCTACGATACTAGCAAACTTGTCCAGGACTTCGTTTCGCATCTCGTCCGTTATCGCAACACCGAACGCTCTGAAATCGGGATACTTCGCATAATCCTCTTCGTTCATATTCCACGCTTTCTTCGATGCGTTCATATAAAGTACGATGTAATAATCCAAGTCGTACATTAACGAGTAGCATGTAACTTGTTTGACGTGGTCGGCGCCAGGTTCGCGCAGTGAATATTCAGAAGTTCTGCTATACGACGTCTGTTTCGATTTAATTTCGAGTCCGACTCTAGTAACTACGCCATTCTCATCGGTGTATTCTAAAATGCCGTCACATGTACCGATTAATGAAAATCGTTGACCGTTATGTTCGATTACCTTACGAGTTTTAACGAAATCCTCAAACGCTGGATAACCGTCTTTTGTACGTTCGATTCTGAAACGTGGTTTTTCACCGGTGTACTTTTCGTAATGTCGTTCCGCTAGTAAAATATCACGTTGAATTGCATCGCCGATGTTTGTTCCGATGAACTGCCATCGTCGTTGCCACGGCTTTACTTCGGCTTGATCTCGTGGACTTCGTAACGCCTTTTCGTATAGCTCCCTCGGACATGAGTTGGCTGATGAGGGAGAGAAATACGGTAGACTTCGATAGTCTAAGAACGTACTTTTACTTAACACTTTCGCATAGCTTTCGTGGAGCCAAATATCCAACGGAGTATCATAAGGCTCCGAATATGAATGCCATGTTTCGAGGAACTGACGAAATTCCTCTGCGATTTCATAAGCTAATGTTTCTTTCGTATTTTGGCGTAGTAATTGCGCTGCGTTTCTACTCAAATTACCGTCTCCCTTCAAATATGGATTTCTTAAGTGATCTACCACCATGTCCCATCCAATTATTTCCTTGTATAAAAAATAATCTGCAATGAATTCTAATAGTAGAAAGGTGGTGATTTCATGAATATCATTAACACTAGACCAAGTGATGACGGCTCTTATACAAAACCAAAAGGCCCAATCGATCCGATAGGTCCAATCGCTCAACAAATAGCAAATGAACTAGGCGTTACATTGAGCGCTGATTCTACAGCACGCGCTAATGGTTCAGTTGGTGGCGAAATTACCAAACGCTTAGTAGCAATCGGACTTCAGAAGGCGTCCGGATCAATTCCAGGAAAAGTTTTACACTAATACGTTTCTTACATAAAGCTACTTATCCCGAGCCTTCACTTATACATAACGGGATTCTAAGTAGCTTTATTTATTTAATCCTGATTTATTAAAACGATTGCTGGTCCTGCTACGCGTATGCCTCCGACCTCTATCTTTTCGTAAGGCTCGACCTGGACGGTGATTACGCCTTGTCGTCGCTCTAATTCTTCGCTTAGTTCTTTCATTGGTACTTCAGACAGGTTAATCATTTACGTGCTCCTTTCGGTTTCTTCTCTGTTTCATCAGGTGGAGTACTTACGTAAATAGTAGTCGTCACTTCTTTCGGGTAAACTTGTTCAATTTCTGGATCACCAAAATCTCCACCGTCTTGCATCTCTGTTGCCGGCACTTCTTTAGATACTTGGAAGTAAACGAATTCGCTATTATGCCAAAAACTATATACTGTAGTTTGATAGTTTGACCAACGTCCACCATCTTCGTACTCTGAGTGAACCTCGTTTCCGTTATTTTCCAAAATATCTACCTGTTCATCTGCCGATAATTCGCTAACTTCTTTCTCCCATTCTTCTTTCATTTTCCCGAAAGCTTTTTCAGTTTCATATTCAACAACCGATAACATGTGTAATTTTAAAAGTAACGATTCTAACATTCCGTTTCCTCCTTAGGTTTACAATTTTCGAAATCCCACTCATTAGCCGAATACTCACTCATCCATTCTGGTTCGATTACTGTGTCACATTCTAACGGGGTCGCCAAAATGACCGTATTCGTCATAATGTCGTCGTACAACGCAATGGCTTCAGGCGTTAGTTGATCGTTTGGAATCGAATGCTTCATTTCATCATGTAACGTCAGGTTGAACTCCCACCCCTTTGCGAGAGTACATTCGTAATAACTACGAATCATACAAAACTGTAATACGTTTGCTCCTGAACCTTGAATCGTATGGTTAAATCCCTGACGTTCTGCTTTACCTGTCGCTTTGATTAACTCCCAAAACTCCGAACGTTCTTCCCACTTCAACTTTCGTGATTTCTCACCTAGTTTCGGATCGTTCTTATCTGAAATGCGTGCTTTACGCATGAGTTGATTTAGGCGTTTCCATTGCTCTTTATATTTTGGGAATCTACGTTTCTGTCCCCATAATGTAGCGACCCATCCATGTTGACGAAGATGCTCAAACGTCGCTTCTACCATCTTTTTAAATCCTGGCAATACTTCATCGAATTTCTTATACGCTGTTGCTGCGTGTTCTTCTGTAATTCCGTATACTTGAACTGACTTGTAAAACTGCTCGAAAGCCTGTCCGTATCCTTCCGCTAAGAATAATTGCTTCATTAATTTACGGAATGGTGGCACAGCTTTATCAGTGCCCTTTACTTTTTTGTAATACGATTCCACGCAATGTTCTTTCGGTACGTCAAACAGTAATGACGCGAATTCCACGTAAGGGTCAAGCCCTTTGCAGAACATAATAGCGAATATTTCATCGCCGAATTCAGTTGCCATACGATGCGCCTGCAATCTTGGTTCAATCGAAGATAAATCCGAAGCACCAAATGTGTGTCCTTCACGCGGTTTAAATGTCTTACGCACTCGCAATCCCTCTTCCGAACGTGAAGGTATGTTTTGTAAATTTGTTCCTTTTTCTACTTGTTCATTGCAATCTACTAAACGTTGAATAATGTCTAAGAAATTACTATCGGTAACTGCTCCTGTGTAAACATCGTTGGGTTTTCCTTTGTAACCACTCGAACCATAGCGTCCAGTTGATACCGTCCTAAGTTGCGTATGAATCCGTCCATCCACGTCTAATGCTTTCGGCATCTTCTCTACGTAAGTACCAAGTAGCTTACTGTACTTCGAAAAGTCTGCTAGTGGTTTTAGCGACTCTTCTTCCTTGAAGTAACGTTCTAATACGTCCGTCGAAACCGCTCGTACTTTCTTTTTATCTTTTACGATTTCTTTCGTACGGTCCTTAATTCCTAAGTGGTCATATATCAAATACGCTAAATGGTCGTTACTTGATAAATTAAATTCATGTACATAATCCGGTGCGTTCTGCGGAATCGCCTCGGGGAGGGCCTCGGTTTGATACTTATGAATACGAGTCTTTAATTGTTGATATTTCTTAGTCGTTGAATTGGCCGTTTTAACTTCCGCCAGGCACTTCGCTAACATATCTTGTTGCTTTTCGATACGTTTCTTTTGCGCCTCAATCCACTTGTTAATCTGCTCGCCTTTAATAGTCAGCGACATCTTATATAGAAATTCATCGTCAATCTGATATGTTTCAAATAACTTACGTTGTGCCTCACCGTGAGCTTCTCCGTACTCGACCTCCAATTTCGATAATTCCTCTAGGTCTAATTCGAAGCCAGTACGAACAATCTCTACGTTTATCTCTGGTAAGTACTGACGGATTTCAAAATACGCTTTTGCTAAATCGTCCGTCGCTACTAAATTATCGATTTGCCATTTCGTCAACAACCAACCTTTGTGAACGTCTTTGATAGCGTATATACCAACGGTTTCAGCGTCGTAAGGCAAAGGTGATCCATTTCCGAATAAATCTTCGAAAGTGAAATCGTCCATCTCTAACGCATAACCGCCGATTGCTTTTTTGTACTTTGTAAATAACGGCTTTAAACCGTATGTTTCTTCGTGATCATATAAGATTAGCTGTGCGTCCATTGAATCGAAGCGTACGCCTGCTGGTTTAAATCCATCGTTACGTAATAAGTTCAAATCGTACTCTGCGTTATGGAATGACTTAATATGTGCTGCGTCTTCTAAGAACGGCTTAACTACTTCCAACGCTACTGAACGTTTACATTGCTGCTTTTCATTTACATGGCCATAAGCTACGTAATAACCTTCGTTTAATAACGGAAGCCAAAACGAATAACCCCCCGTTAAATCAATCATCTTATCTAAGCCGGAAGTCTCCGTATCCCACACCGTCAATGACAGCGCCGAAGGAATTGTAATACCTCGTTCGCTTAGCTTTCTACGAATCAACGTATTGTCGAATAGCTTGAATGCCTGTTGAAACCATTCGTTACTACGTTGCAATTCGGTTTCTTTATATAAACGCGAAATCATTTCGCCTAGTTTCGTTTCATCGGTAATAATGTGATAATTACTAGGTTTGTTAGCAAGCGTTTGTTGGATACGCTGCTTTCGCAACGCATCCTCACGCTCTTTCTGTACAATACGTCCCATATCTAGGACTTCTTTTTTAGTCAAACGTTTCTCCGATAACCTGCCTATCGTACCGGAAGAAAATGCTTCATATGCCAGTTTAAATAATACGGATTCTTTTTCGTCATTTTCACACATCTGCCAAACGCGTTTGAATGCGTCTCCCATCGTTTCGGTCGCCTTTACCTTACGATCAACCGCTTTTGCCACTCGTTCCTGCTTTGCTTCGGTGTCTTTAACACCCGGTATTTTTAAGTTCAACGTTAACTTTGGCGCCATGCTTACCGCCCCGTTTCCTTGCAATTTAATCGATAATAAAAACTTACTACTGTAACGTAATTATCTTCCGCCCACTCTTCGAAACAACGCTTATCGCAAAATGAATTACCTTCGCGATCGTCATAAACGAATTCCTTACGGTTGAGCATAGCGTTACAATTCTCGCAAACTCGCATACTATTAACCTACTGTATCGAAGCGTTGTTCTACAGGTACGATTAGTTCCACTCTTTCAGAAACGAACCAATTTACGTCGATACATCTTGGAGTATTCACTCGGAACGTTTCGCCGTCGTTATCCGAAACTTCTCCAATCTCCCCTACAATTAAATTTGAACCGTTCATATTATCAATTACTTTAACAATATCACCGGCTTTAATCTCACCAACCTCACGACCGATAGCCTCCCACTTAGCACGCTCTGCCTTCGCTTTCTTCTCTTCCTCAGCTTCACGAGCGATGTGTTCCGCTTCTTCTTTCGTTAGTGGTTCGAGGTCATGTCGTCTAACTAACCACGATTCCGATTCATTTAGGTAATCCGCTCTGAAGTAATTTTCGCTATCTGTTTTTCTTTCCGTACCTAACTTAACGATTGTTCCGATTTCAAACTTGTGGGCATTCGTATTTCCAATAACCCTCGCGTAATCGTTTACCTTCAATAACGCTTGTTTAGCTTCGAGGACTTCTTCGTCGGTTGCTTTTACTAATTGTTTTTCAAGAAGCCATTTCACTTCTCCACCTGATAAACGTTTAGCAAAATAAGGAACACGTGAGCCATCATTTTCTAAAACTTTTACAATATCTCCTGGAATGAACATTTCGTACTTCTCGACAACTTTGCCGTATTGACCAGCTTTTAATTGCGGCGGTAATACCTCGTCTTTTTCCTCTACTTCAACTGGTTCCTCCGGCATTCCCACCGTCGCTGCCTGTTCCGCCTGCCCTTGCTGCTCATTTTGCATCTTTTGCATACTACGAGTAATCTTTTCTAAGTCAGACGGAGTGCCTTCGAGTTTAGTTCCGTCAGGTAATTCGATTTTTACTACGCCTTCCGCATCGGTTAGTTTGTCGTTAGTGATTGCGAGTGATTTACGGAATACGTCAAATTCGTACTTGTGAATCCCTGACCAACGGTGATCGTCTTCGTTGTCATTAAAGCCTAATTGTCCGCCCTCTTTGGTTACTACGAAAAACTCACCTTCGCAAAAGCCATCACTATTACAGTCTTCTAACGCCTGCAACACGTCACCTTCTCGTTTTTTATCATCTACTTTATCGTAAACAAACCCGTTATATTCTACCGTATTTTCATTAACCACTTTAACTCCGTCTAATTTAGCCATGTTTAATTTCCTCCTCGTTTTCTTCGTTATTAGTTGTCGCCGTTAACTCAACCCATCGCTGACTCGCGCTAGTCTCCGTCGCCCAATACTCACGCTGTCCTGCACATTCGAACATGAATACTCGGTCTCCTTCGACGCCTGCGATATAGTCGCAATCATCTTTCGTATAAGCTTCGCCGTTACCTTTTTTCGCTTGTACCACTAACGCATCGTCGCGGTCGTGTCTTACTCGAATCGTTTTTACTTGTATCGTGTACCACTGTTTATTAATCGGATCACGCGCTACTAAATCGTAAACCTCCGGGATGAACGAATTCGCTACTTCCCAACCGAGGTTTAAGAGCGCGAGGGCTACTCGTAATTCCGAGCAACCGCCCTTAATTGTTGTTTCGTGTGCCATGTGCGCTCCCCCTTAAAATGGTAAATCGTCGTCGGAAATGTCAATCGGTTGACCTACATTTGAAAATGGATCGTCATTCTTCGTAAATCCAGAGTTAACTGCCTTTGTCGTACCAGGCAATTTCGATTTATCAATCGCTTCATCTTCCGCATCTTGTAATAACGTAATAATGTCGTTTTCTTCTCGATAATTAGCTAAGTCTTCGTAACCAAATTCAGTGCCGATAAACGTCTTAGCCTTTTCGACTTGCTCGTCCGTTGCTTCACCTGATTCAAGTGAATATGATTTATCGACTTGTTTAATGTGTACCGCTTCACCTACTAATGAATATTGCGGATTAAACTTACGGCCCATCTTTTCAGCTTTGTCGTAGTCAGCGATGATGTTGTTAATATGGAACTCAGCCGTATCAATCACTCGATAAGTTCCGTACTCCAAATCGTAAACAGGAATCATCGCGTACATCTTACGTTTCGCACCGACTTTACATGACGGACATTCCGTTTTACCTGGTTTGAAGTATTGCGTAATGTCTGCGTCTGTTTCACGTGGTGAATGGAGACAAGAGTGTTTGCGGAATCGGTGAATCGTACGTTTACCATCAAACGTCTTATCTTCATGTACGAAGTAGAAATACCAATTATCCGGATCAGCTAGTAAGATGAAAGTTCTACCATCTGCGTTTACTTCGCCATGTTTCCCCATTCGAACATATCTCGTTACGCCTTCAGGGAAATCGTTATTACCTCCGTTTTGATTTGCTTCACGTTGTTCCTCACGCTTTTTTAACGTTTCTCTAATACCCATCGAAACAACTCCTTCGTTAATTATTCGAGCTTGGGTGATTCCCACGCCCGTATTACGCAACTGGTTTCAATTACGTAATACCGACGCGGGGGATACATCGGTAGAAATCAAGAAATTTAGGACGTATATGCCAAACGCCCATATGACGCCACTACCCGTTGTTCATATTCGGGGGAAATGCGCAGGTAATGACGTTATATCGACGTGCATAATATTATCTTTTAATATCAGAATAAAACGTAATATGACAGATAGTGTCGGCCGAATTTACAAAGAATTGGTTTGTACGTACCACGGTAATACTGTATAATGACAGTGAGGTGCACTACAATGTTTTGCATTGCAAAGTATTGCACTTCCGCTTAATTAAGGTAAGGCAACTTGCTTTAACGTTAAGCAAAAGTATTGCAATTGATCGACCTGCCAAGTCGGTTAATTTTATGTACAAAGGGAAGCGCTTAGCCCCCTTCATACACATAACTACTTAAAACTTCGATATATACGCGATGCCTATGCGTATATATAAATTACGCAAGAAGATAATCTCGGTAATTACCGAATTGTCTTTCATCGAAACGCTTTGCCAAGCGCTCGATCTTGCGAATCACTGTCGAATGATGAAGACCCAATTTCTTTCCGATTGCCGTCGGAGTTATTGGTCCATCATTCGTAATAAACGATTCAACGATTGCCGTCGTTGTCTCGTCACTGACCTTAGCCGGGTCTGTAAGGAAGTCGATTAGCTCACGCTGGTCGGCTTCTTTCTTTTTTATAACGTGTTCTTCTAAATCGAATTCGTCAGCGATAGTTTCGAACATTGCCGTGTTCTCTTCCTCATCGCTATTAGGTCCATCATATAATTCGTACTTTCTTCTCGTACGTAACTTTCGTAATAATGACTTGTAACTGTTACCGAGTGATACTGCGAATAGTTTTACGAAATCGCCGCCAACGTTATTTCGCAAGCTATTTAGTACCTTTTGTATTACATCGTGGAACAATCCGGTTATGTCGTGTTCATTCGCCATGTATGTACTCGTGCTCCAATATCGAAGCTTGTCCCGATATACCTCCGATAAGCTAGTGTACAAATCCGTAAATGCGAAATCGTCACCTGTTCGAAGATAATCGTTTGCCATCTTGTTAATATTCAATTTTTGCTCGTCTTTCACTTCTTATTCCCCCTTACAATAACTATGACGCACGAGCTGCCAAGCCCGCGCACATTTTTATAATTTTTTTCGATAAAAGTTTTTCGTTTATTGCTAATGTTCAAATTGTAGCATATTCCCATGGAAGAAATAGCAAAGTACACTAAGTACTGGAACTAACTTCTTGTGTACTTAGGTAAACATTTGAATAAACAAAATAAAAAGCGGCCCATAAGACCGCTCTAAGTAATCTTATTTAATTAACGATCAACCGCCAGGTCTAGTCTCTTGTGATTTATACTGTTCGTTGCCTGCTTGTCCTTCTACAAATCCATTAAGCGCAAATACTCCTAGAGCTAGTGTTAAAACCGCGGAAACTCCTAATAAAACTTTTTTCAAAATGAATCTCTCCCTTAGTGTTGTTAGATTTAAAATTCGTTAACATTTGAGTCATACCGGAACGATCGCCTCTGTCGTATATTTCTTTAGCCACTAGACTAGAGAAATAAAAGTTCGAATTTGAAAAGAATCTTTGGAAGCATTCGTACAACAAAAGAGTAGATTCTTGATTGCAAGCTTGATACATCAAAGGAAAATCTCTCTCTCCCCTTTCTTTAATATAATCCTCAATCAATTTAGTGTTTTTTCTATTGCTCTGATACATCACAAGTCTCGCATCCGAATCCATTCCAAGAGGTATGCCTAGGTAAATTTTAACATAATCTAGGTTATCTCTTGTTTGTAATATCAAATTCTTCACTCCGACAGTTTTTGCGATATGGTGACTTTCCTGAAGATACTTCAAACATTTCTCTCTATCTTCATTCAAGTACGTCATCCCTACATAATATGACGCATCAGAAACAGTTTTCGCGCAGATATTTGCGTTAATAATTAAAAAAGCATAATGCCTAGATAATTCCAATTCATTCCTATGTAAATATACAGGAGCAAGTATTTCCGCTAATCTATGAAGATAGCATTCTTTAATAAACAATTTACGGCTATCACTCAATTCCTTTATCTTTTCCTCAATTTCTAAAGCTAGATCCAACATGAGATGAATCTTCTTTTTCGCAAAATAGTCATAACACTTTAGGATATTGACTAAAATTGCAAGTGTTCCATCTTCTGTATTTTCTATCTTTTTCAAATTATCTATTATTTCATTACCTTCAATATCGTAATTCATATATTTGTAAATTACGTTATAAACATTCAAATAGTCTTTAACAATTCCTATTTCTTTCTTATGTTTTTTAATTAATTTTTTCAACAAAGATACATTACGAGTAGTTGCTGCGTACTCTAAACTCTGTTGTATGCCCTCTGATGTATCTAATTGCATACACCATTTTTCCATCTTTTCACGTTGCTGATCTGGGAATAAATAATAGGAGATTCTCAAGAGTTTTCTAAACCCGATGGTCCCATCTTTCTTAAACTTAGACATACACTGTTTTGACGCTTCTATTTTTTCCGCAACGCTTGAAAATGTTATATCATCTCGATCATTTATAATATCACATATCTCTCTATGAAACCCCGGCACTTGAAAACCCTCCTATGCTGTACAAGAAAATTTTGGTATAATGTAATTATAATTTATATGTGTACAAAAGTACACATTTGAATATTGAGAAATATTTTTAAGGGTGTGTTTAAATGATTGATTACAGTCCTCTCCATGTCACGCTAAAAGAAAAAGAAATGGTGATAAGCGATTTGAGAGATGAAATATTACATAGTAAAACTATTGCTAGAATTAACAAAGGAATGTCTGTACACTTAGGTACAATAGAAGTTATTTGTTTATATCTAGACGTACCTATAGAGAAAGTGGTTAAAATTGTAAATAATGAAGAGTAATAGTTTCTAAGCCTCCGATTAAAGAAAGGAGGTGATTGCATCGCATAAAGTCGGAAGGTGCCGTATTCCCGAACTATGCAAAAAGAACGGCATTACACAAGCTGAACTTGCCCTAAAAGTCGGTATTACACCGCAATCCATAACCGATTATGTCAGCCTGCGTAATTTGCCGAACGTAGAAAGAGCGCGTAATATTGCCGCTCATCTACATTGTGACATCGAAGAGTTGTACGAATGGGAAACGGAATAACATCTATTTATCGGGAAGATTTCGCATCTTCCCTCCGACCGTCACTACGTGAATTCACGTATATTAATTTTAATCGAACTGGCTCCGCATTATCAACTACAGATATCAACGAACCCTTTCCTTCTTTTACCAACGCCTCATTTGCGTCTTTATGCCCTTGTATATAACCGTTTGTCAACCGTATTTTACCGTTTAAATATTTCTCAAGTTCTTTTCGCAATTTCTCGCCCGCTGGGTCGTTATCCGCCACGATAACTAATTCCTCTATTGGCGACTTTAATAACTGATCTGCCTTACGTTGGTTGAACGATGAACCTCCGTTTGCCAATCCGAAAACACCAGCCGTCATGAACGACATCGCGTCTATTTCCGCCTCACAATATACTGCACGTTTTATGTTCCGTCTGTAAGCAAGATGTAAACCGTATATTAAATCTCCAATTGGCTTTCCGTCCTTTTCGTACCAGAACGCTTTGCCGCGCGTTTTCCGATACTTTATATTCGCCAATCTTCCGTTTGTATCAAACCACGGGATTACAACCGCCTGCCTAATACGGTCGTAACCTATCTTCATTGCGCACTGCGTGCCCTCACTAATACCACGATCATTTAAATACGGGTGCCTAAACGCGTACTCTTGCAACCGACCAAAATCGAGGGCCTTGCGACCACTATCAATCTGGAGTTTCGGTGGCTTGAGTACTAAGTTGTCATAACCGTATTCCACGCCGTACATCTCGAGTAAATAATCTTCCGTTTCTTCATATGTTTCATTTCGCAAATAAGATAACAATCGAGTAAAATTGCCGCTTTCCCATTCGTTATCAAATGCGCCTGAATCTTTCCAAGTGCCTGCGTAATCCCCGTCTAAGTTAACGAAGAAGCTTGGCGTGTGTTCATATCGGAACGGACTTGCCGCAATCAGCTTATCAGACGACCAACGTTCATTGGTCCAGGTATGTTGCCGTAATTCATACTCCATGTCTACGTTTATATCTTGTCCACGAATTTTAACCGTTGCCATTGTAACGACCTCCTAGAATACACTCGTAAATTGTTTCGCCGCTTGTTCGCCTGTTTCCATTTCTTTAATAACGCCAATTTGCGGCATGTAAATAATTTCGGCTGATTCACCTTCGCCACCGTCACGGCCTTTATTAATACCGATCATACCTCGACCTTGCTTTGCATCAGTATCTACCGCAATCAATAACGCTGCATCTTCTAGTAGTGCTTTCGTTTTCTTTACTTCACTACGTTTCGGTAAACGTAATTCAAGGTTACCTTCGTCATCTTCTCCATTATCGACTTCATCCGCTTGTGTAATAGCAAACATGACTACGCCTGTCTTACCTGCTAATCGACGTAATCTTTTAGATGTTTCCGCTGCATCCCCACCAGCTGTCTTTGACGTATTTTTCTCATAATCGAGATAATAGAACGGATCCACTATAACGACATCTGCATTCGTTTCCGTAATATCTACTTCTAATTGACGTAAATCTCTTCGATGAAAGTCGTCATCATCTACACCTCTCACTATTATATTACCAGGTAGAATCTCGTTAATGTTAGCTAAAAATGTTTTGAATCCTTCTTCGAATTCCTCAGATAACTTACCATGGCGAATTTCCTTCGAATCAAAACCAGCTTCTAAATTTACGCCATCTAATTCGGCGACTGTCGCCCCGATACGTGACGAAATCGAAGTATATAGACGTACCATTCCTTCGAACCATCCCATCTCCATTAGCCAGATAAGTACGTTTGCACCTTGAAACGCCATCTCTACGCCTTCTTCGATAGTCGTTGCGGATTTACCACGCCCTGACTTTCCGTAGATCGTGTAGATGTTCGAAGAAACGTAGCCACCAATCGCTTTATTAATGAATGGAAAACGACTGTTCCAAATGCGATATGACTCGCCTTTTTTCCTGCGATCATATTCTTCGAGAAACTTGTTTGCATCGGCTTTTAAGCTTGTCCCGACCTTATCTCGAACGTTTGTTCTAATTATAACTCCGTCTACTTTTTCTCGCAACCATTCTAGGAAACTATTTCCGTCTTTTTCCTCAAATTGGGTAGGCGCTTCGTTTTGTAGAAGCTCCATCACTTCAATCTTAGCGCTGTAAGACTTAATTTGTTTCGTTAAATACTCGAAGCTATCCTCGACTTGTGGAACGTAAGTGAATCCATCAACTTCTGCTACTAGAGTACGGAAGTCCGGCGTTTTTCCTCGATTAGCTTCTACGTAATCTTTGATAAAACGGTACGCTTTCTTTTCCGAAGCTGTAACAAAGTCACGTTCTGTTACATGGTTAAGTTGAACAGGGTTAGCGGTATCTACCACTTTCGATAAGAGCATTTCTCCGTAGTTCATTAGCTACACCTCCAATATATTGTTTGTTGAGCGATTTTTTATTCGGTTGTCAAAGGGCGGTATGTTTCCGAGTTTATAAAAGAAACTAACACTAAGCAACAACATCGTTTATTACTCCTTACTTTCACGAACCGCTCGCATTCTTTCCGCCATCTTACGTTTCTGGTCCTCGCTATACTGACGTACTTTTTTCATACTTACTTGCTTTTCTTCTAACGTACATTTCACCGCTAGTGAATTGCCGTCATCTCCACTTTCGATAACTGTAACGTTTTCCTCTCCGACTATCTCTACTAGTTTTCGAATGTGTTTTGGAACGCAAGAATATGCGCTCCATTCCTTCGTTTCGTTGTCGAAAGTCAATACCGTTTCTTGTTCTTTCGTTGTATATGCATTCATCATTTAACCTCCGTCTCTATTAAAAGGATTATTTTGTTGAGTTTTCAAACTTGGCTCTGCCGATTACTTCAACTTTAGTCATGCTTATGAATTTTATAGATCTAATTGATGTTACTGTTCCCTCTGCACCATCAGAGAATTTAACCTTATTACCTACTGCAACATCTTCATTACTTACTATCATTCTGAATGGATGTATTTCCGATTTCATCTCCCTCTACCTCCAACTGTTATAATTATCTATTTCAAATTCACTTTTTCTTTTCAATGCGATTAAAAATTTCTTCACACTATCATCTTTACATTCTTTTATTTCTTCATTTAAAATTCAAATTTGGTCTTATTTATCTATCTCTTCTAATACCGCTTCATAAATTCCGAAAGTCACTCCGAGAATAAAAGCGGTAGCAAGTAATTCGACATTACTTAACCCGCAAAAGTAACTAAGCCAAAACCACGCCGGTAAAGACATTAATACTGCAATAATATACTTCTTCATTCCGATTCCTCCGTCTTATCCTTAGATATTTTGTGTTGTCTAACAAATTCTCGTAATAACAATTCCGTTGCTTCTTCTACGGCATAATCAAATTCTTTTGCAAAATCTGTAGCTTCAGCGTGAAGGAATCCCCGAAAAAACCATAGCTTTTCTTCCTGCGTCATCGGTTTCTTCATCTTCGCATCCCCCTTTTCGAATCGCCCTCGAACGGCAACACCACGCATAAATCTCGGACTCTATCGTACAGCCGACGATCAAACACGTTTTCCAACTCATCGATAGGAATGTTCGAAGTATATACCGTAGGTAATCCGTTCGTTACCCGATGGTTTATCACCGCATGTAAATCTCCTCGAAAGGCTTCGGTTGCGCTACGTACTCCAATATCATCTAGTACTGCGAAAGGTGCCATCTTTGCATTACTCATGCGACGGTAATACTCCTTTGCGGATTTCTCTGCGATTTCACGCGGTATGTTGGACCGATTAAATTCGTTAAATAACGTTTGCCACTCGTTCACATCTAAGAAATATCCAGGTACCTGCAACGATTGCCTATTTCGCTGCAAACTACCAATGTAATGCCGGATTAACCACTCGTTTAAAATTACGACTGCCGTCGTTGTTTTCCCCGTGCCAGTTTCTTCGGAAAACAGATACATCGATTTAATTTTATCTTTCGGGCCTAACGACGCAACCGCCTCAAATTGCCGTGAGAAAGTCGTTACTTGTGCGTCGATAATCTTATAGACTTTCGGCTGAGCCGCTCGTACCGGCGAATTTAGTAACGTTAAGTGACAATATTCCTTTGGCAGACTAGTTGCCGCTACTCTACCTCCCTTACCGTTGAATCCGTGTAGTGCGATATACGAGGTACACTGACGGTTACAAGATTCACTTTTGTATAGCGAACAGTGATCTGATAGAATACATTGCATCATACCGTCACCTCTTTGCGGTCAATACGCTCTTTCTCGAACTTCACCTTATAGTGCTCAATCACCGCGTCTGCATCCTCACCGGCTAATATTGCGCCACATCTTCGAATATCTAATCCAATTCCATGCAGACAATTTTTGTAGCAATGTTCTTCAATCGCTCCAATATACGGTAAGTCTTTGTTTGGACAATCGTAACAATACGTATCTAGCAATCTTGAAGTTTCTTGACGTGCTTCTTGGCGTTGTTCTTTCGTATAGATTGACGGTCCCTTCGATGCTTGCTCTATAAAATGTGCTTCTGATCGGACTTGTCCACTTCGTTCTTTTCCACATTTCGGACAACCATGCCCTCTTCGTAAATGTGAAAACAGTATCGTGAATACTTCGCCTGGATGATGCGGACATTTATATCGCATCTTCGTTCTATCGTTTACATAAGTATTTTCTAGCAACGTATAACCACGTGCTTCAAATGTTTCTTTGACGTGTGCAAAAGAATGTTTTTTCGACTGACTCTGTTTTAATATTCCGCAATACCTACACCCGCTACCACTACGTAATTCAGCGTAACTAATTGACAAATCTTTATCCGGATGATGCGGACATTTATATCGCATCTTTGCCGTTCCTATTACGTATTCAGTCTCCAATAACTCATAGCCACGTTCTTCAAACTTCGCCTTTACTTGTTCAAACGTTAATTTAGGTCGTGCCATTTCTATCCCTCCGTTTCTATTAATACATATCTAGCATTTTTCATGTCCCACTTGCACATTTTCGAAAAATAATTTTATTACCTTAGTGGTGCACCGTTATAAATAATCGATAATTTCTTCCGTGCTTACTTCTATATGTGCCGGATTCCGAGATAAACGAGCCTCTTTTTTACGAATTTCTTCAAGAACTCTCGGCAACAACCTAGACCGCATATACGAATACATAAACGCAAAGTTTAATCCGGGATACTCCCGTGTCGGCTTATAGTCGGCAAAACATGCGTCGATGAATTGTTTTGTTGCTTCCGATTTATGTTCGGCGATGAACGCTTTAATCATCCGTCCTTCCATCGCATGACTTCGAGTAACGTACGGAATTTTGTAACGTTCCTCATGTACGTGCTTTAGGTACTCTCGGAATGTTGTTACGTTCCATTTTTCGATTGGTAGGTTGCGGAAATCTTTCGTTGATATGCGGGTCATTTAAACCGCCTCCTATCGTTTATATGGACTTAGTAATTCGTTTACTTTTTCGATATCATCTTTGTGAACAGTTACGCTAATCTCAACCAACTCGTATAACGACGCCATCTTATTGTGGTATTCTTTTAGTTCCGAATATGAAACGTCATGTTCACTACCGTAAGTAGAGTCGCTTACTATATCGGCTAAAGTATCGTAGTCACCGTCAATTAATCGATATTTAAGTTCACCAATTGTAAGGCGCTCTACTTCTAAATCCGCATCTACACACGAGTGTTTTCCATCCAGTTCGTACACCGAAACCTGCGAAGGTAACTCACCTCTGATCTCATCGTATAAAGATTCCGGAATTAATAACTGACCGATTTCCTCCGCATGAGAATAGTGCCCGTACGCCTCATAACTTAGTAAAACCACATTTTCATTCGTATTTAATTCGTTCATTTGATTTCCTCCTCGTCAAATAATTGCGCATGTAATTCCTCGTTAGACGCCTGCCATAAATCCCGCCCGTCTTCCGTTTTGAATACGTTGCGACGGATTAGCGCCTCGATGTAGATTTCTTTCAGTAATAAATCGTGTAACTGCATTGCCCCTCCGTTTGTATTGCTCATATAACCCATTCGTAGGTTTCTAGAATTTTGTCTACGTATTTAAGCGTAGAATTTACGTTAGTAACCTTTCGTTACTTGTCTTTCTTGTTGACGTTCAATTACTCCGGTCACACTTCCGATACTACATTCGACTTTCAGCTTAACGCCTTTCAGTGTGTGCATAACCGACTGTAATACCGCTTGATCGTCCTTTGCCTTCCGTCGTTCCTTACGAATACGTTTCAGTTCTTTCAACAAGTGATTGCCTCGTGCTGTAGTAAACGACTCAATTTCGATAGTGTGTAAGATATCTTGCTGCGCTATATCCGTTTGTGACTTACGTGTATTCGTTTGTTGCATGTCGGACTCTAGCGATTCCAGTTCTGATAGAATACGTTGCAATCGTTTCGTTACGTCTCTCATCGTAAACACCTCCGTATATTAATTCGTTTTATTTATATAATTCGTTAATACTTTTAAAACCTGACGATTCCACTTCGTTCATCGTAGTCAATCATCTATTAGCGGCGTTCTTTCATATAAGTAATTACCACCGATTATATTAATGACGGAAGGATATTTCGCTAGAAATAGACTTCAAGGTTTTAGGTTTTGCAAATGATATATAAAATAACTGATATATAAATGACTAATAATTCGTCTTCAGCTCATGAAGTACCCCACTGCATATCTTGAAGTACTCCCCCTTCACCTCATGAGTTTAGTCCTCTATAAGTATTGAAGGTCGATGAAATTTCGGAAACTCGTCCGGTATAGGTAGCAACGTATATAGATTTGATGTCTGCCCCTTACCGTCGTCTCTGATACGTTTTTCCACTTTCACTAGCCGTAATTCTTCCAACCTCTTAACCGCTGCTCTTACGGTGTTCTCGCTACACATACATTCCTTTGCGATTCGACTCACGCTTGGGTACGAAGTTTTCGTTTCATAGTCTGCATATTTACATAAGATAACGTAAACCATTTTTTCGTATACCTTTCCGAACACTTTCGTATCGTGTAACACGCCATAATCAATATTCACGTATTTACGAGTATTAAGTCCCACTACTCGATCTCTATTTTCGCTCATTCTCTCACCAACTTTATAATCGGCAGGATCGTATAAACTGTATTCTCCCACTGCTGCGTACGTTCGTGTCTGCGTCTTTCCTTAACGACTAGCGGCTTCCTGTCCCAACGATACTCACATAGCTTTTTAATGCGTCTATTAGCGCTCTCGCGGCTTATGTTGAGCCGCTTTGCAATCATGTCTTGTGTTGGATAACATTCGCCATCTTCATCCATGAATGACGCTAGTACGCAAAGTGTCGTCCATCTTTCCGGACCTAAGTCCGCTATTAAACCGGAGTGTACCGCGTCGACATACATCTTTAGAAAGATACGTGTTTCTCGCTTTCCACTCGTAATTGAATATTCCGTTTGGGCTTCGATTGATACTAAGTTGCTATTTTCGCTTATTGTGCTCACCCGTTTCCACCTCCGTGTAATGCCTTGTGAATGCCTTATACTATACATGACGCACTACCTTGAAACCTCGCGCACTTTTTCTCAAAAAAAATAATTTATTTTCGTTTTTCTACTTTTTATACCCCTATACAAATTGTGTCCCGCGGTTTAAAATACAAGTTATGGAAACTATTTTTAATAATTAAGTCTCAATGGAGGTTTTAATTATGAAAGGTAGTGTGTTAAAAGATAAACAAAGAGGGCATTGGTACTTCTCCTTTGATTTAGGGAAAGACCCTTTTACAGGAAAAAGAAGACAGGTAAAACGACGTGGTTTTAAATCGGAGAAAGAAGCTAAAGAAGCACTAATTAAGTTTCACGCCGATGTTCTAAACGATGAATCCCTTGATTTGTCTCAAATGACTTACTCTAAGTATCTTGACGAATGGTTCGAAGAGAGGCGTATTTCTCTTCAGAAGTCTACGTATGAAACACATTCAATCTTCTGCAAAAATATAATAAAACCGAAACTCGGCCATTTTAAATTACAGAAAATTGAACCTGTTCATATTCAAAAATTCATAAATAACCTAGCAAATGAAACGGATTACTCAGCGCATACTATTCATCTAGTTTTCCGAATAGTCAACGCGTCACTTAAGAAAGCTAAAGTGATGAAGCTTATTAAAGATAATCCAGCAACAGGTACTACATTGCCGAAAAAACAACGTAAAGAGATGAACGTTTGGACATTAGATCAAGTTAATTACTTTATAAGAGAATCGAAAAAAGTACACCGACTAACCCGTATCTACATTGCTTGTGTAATTTCATTATTAACAGGTATGCGTCAAGGTGAAGTAATGGGGTTACGTTGGGGAGACATTGACTTTGATAAGAATGTAATTTATATCCGACAAACACTAACCCAAGCCGCCGAAATAAAAATTGGTGCAAAAAACGCATCTAGTGTGCGATCTATCCACATTCCCGACAAGCTTATCGGTGAATTAAAAGCGCATCGCAAAACAGTATTAGAAGAACGTTTATACTACGGTGAAAAGTACGAAGATAATGACTTGGTAATTTGTACTCGAATAGGTAAACCGATGATTCCTCGTAATTTACGGAAGGAATTCTATAACTTAACGGAGAAACTCGCATTGCCTAAAATACGATTCCATGATCTACGTCATACCCACGCTACGTTACTCATACAACAAAATATTAACGTTAAATTAATTGCTGATCGGTTAGGTCATTCGGATATTGAAACGACATTAAATACGTATAGCCACGTCTTGCCTGATATGCAAAAATCCGTATCAGAGCAACTCGATAAAATTACGAATATATGAACGAAATGTGTCCCAATTTGTGTCCCATTTCATTATTTCGCTGCCAAACCGCCTTTAATACGTGAATTCACGTACATGCCTGAAGAAGGTATGGTCGAAGTGGGTGAGCTAAAAATTCACCAAGCATCACACGCCCGCTACTTTGAAGACTTCTTAAAATTCGTCGAGTACGAACGCTCTATGCCTGAAATTATGAAAACACAAGTAATGGACATGGTATACGACCAAATTGAAGATGTATTTGAAGAAGGTACGGAAGAACGCGAACAATTCGACCAAGCAATGGAAGTATGGGCTGCCAGTCCGAAACGCGAAATTATGGAACAATTTTCAACCGAAGAAGTAATGGAAGCTACCGCTCAAATCGTCGAGCATGCTCCTGAAGTGGAATTAAAGCTAAAAGCAGATCATATCTCTGTGAAGGCCCTGCTTGCTGATTTCGGGGATCAAATACATATCGCAAAGGTAAATGATCGATACGTATTAATGATTGAGGCTGATACACTTACGTTTGAGAAAGGCTTCTCTCCAATTGAGTTTCTGAAGCCAGATGAATTGCAAGATGTGATTGAGCGGATTGAGAATAAG